TTTCCGTTTATAACTATCAGCCTACGGAAGGTTCTGTCACAGTTAATCAGGAATCAATGCCACAACAAAGGGTAGGTGTTTCCAATAAGACTTACAGTGCTCATATTACAGTGAAATCCCGAAATGGGTATAATATTAATCGAGCTTACGTAACTTATGGAGGAAAGAGTGGGTACACCAACTCACAAGGACAGCTTACACTTACTGGAATACAATCAGGGTCGTATAATGCCACTTGTACGGCAGACAATTATCAATCCCAAACGAAAAACAATATTGCAATATCGGGAGCTGACACGTATATAGATTTCACTCTTGACTATGAGCTTACGACAACTTATATTTATCTTAGAAAGGAAAATGTATTGCAACCTTATGCTTCCGTGAATATAAGAACTACCGCGCCTGACGGATCGTCTTATTACAGTGGTACAGATCAGACAAATGGAAGTGGTAGGATAACGGTTTCTTCTCCTTCTGGAGGTTATGTGTATGCTTCCGCTACGGATTCGGAATGTGTAGGGACAGGGGATGAATCAACGAACGCAGGAGGGAGCAGTATTTACCTTTATCTTTGGAAAGCTCTTATCGTTTCTTATAGCGGATCGCCTCAAACGCCATCTGTATCAAATGGCGTTTATGAAATAGTGGGGAGAGAAGTAAGGGTACAAGGCGGAAGTAGAAATACAAGTAACCCTTCTACTGTGTATGCCAATTTCAGAAATCATACAAGAGCTACTGCAATCAAACAGTGGCCCGAATCATTTTCTATTCAGGGAAGCTCTGGCACTTATAATGTGGACGCTGCCGGCGGCAACCATTCTGCCTTTAGAGGATGTACAAGTCTTTCATCGATTGCAACAAACACAATTCCTTCTATTTCAGGGGGTGTTATCTGTTGGTTTAGAGATTGTACAAGTCTTAGGTCTATTCCTTCTGGTTTGTTTACCAAAATGACAGGTAATTCTTGTGCGGGTGCTTTCTGGAGCAGTGGGGTTACAAGTCTCCCGAGTGGTCAACTTGTTCCTACTTCATGTGTTTATCATTCTTCCTTGTTTAGAAGTTGTAAGAGTTTGACTTCATGCGTTGGCAATGGTACTTTTGGAAGGGGAGGTGGCACAGAAGATTTCCATGCTGTATTTTTTGAATGTACGGCTTTGAAAAATACAGGAGGTCAATCAGCTACAAGTTCTCCATTTAGCAATTCAACGAATGCACAGTATATGCAATATACATTTCAAGGCTGCACAGCCATAACCGAACTTCCGGTATTATGGTTCAGATATTGCACAAACATTGTTTCTTTTGTTGGTTGCTTTGTCGGTTGTACAAGTCTTGTCGACGGCTGGTCTACCGCTATGTTTTCTTACTCTTCGAAGGCAACAAATATGCAGTCATTGTTTGAGGATTGTACTTATTTGTCTATTCCTTATGGACAGGGACTTCCGTCAAGTGTAACAAACGCTTCAAGAATGTTTGCGAATTGTAGGAATTTATCTGATATATCTTCTTTTGATATGAAGAATGGAAAGTTGCAGAATGCAGAAAGTATGTTTGAGAACACGGGTGTGAAACAAATTCCCGCTAAGTTCTTTAATGATCTTACGACACTTACCAATCTTAGGAGATGCTTTGCAGGATGCACGTCACTCACTTCTTTTGGAAGAACAGGGAATTATGTAGGACAACCAGGAACATCTGCACGACCTGTGAATGTGGATATAGGAAATCAGTTTAATAATACCAATTTTGAGAATATTGGCAATAGCTTGAATTGTACCGAAATGTTTTTAGGCTGTACAAATCTTTCTTTAGGAACAGAACAGGCTTATGCAGTTTCTTATACATCTTTTTATGATCGTTCTGTTGCAGGGGTAGGAAAAGTTAATATGGACAGAATGTTTTATGGTTGCTCGAAACTTGGAACTGTCCCTGTTATTCAAATCCTTACAGGATCATCCAATTATGTAAAGATAACGGAGTCTGGGAACAATAACGTAACAAGTCATAGTCAGACTTTTACAGGTACGAATTGCGAGGGTGTCCCAAGTGGATGGAAATAGTAAGTCAAAAATAATTAAAATATTGAGTATGAGCAAGTTAAATGTTAGTAGAAATGTTTTTTTAGAGAAAGAAGAACTTTCAAATATGATTTCTTTCTTTGCTACAGCACCGCTTATGAAGGCGGTGCTACAGGCATCTTATTCTTTTGGGATGATTACGAATGACCCATCTAAGATCAATCCTAATACAGTTAACAAACCAGTAGAAGATGAAAATCTTGTAGAACCTTTTAAAGTGGAAACAGGAACAAACTCTGGCACTATTAAGGTACTTCCCGGGATGGCTCTTACCAGTGCCGGGAACTTTATAGATATCAATGTAGAAGATAATATTCTTGTACCGAACGACAGCAATTTCTATTGGGTGAAGATTGCTTACAAAACAAGAAATTACGAAAAGGGATATGTAAGCGTAAACTCACAAGGTATTGTGTCTGGTTCGGTTGATTTTTCAGGCAAGGTGAGAGGGCAGTCTTCATCAACCCCCGTCTCTATCCGGTTTGAAAAACAAGACGGTTCTGTTCCTTTGAATAATGGCGTTTATCAGATTGTAAACATAATTGACAACCAAAACTTATTTCTTACATCCGCAACTACATTTGTAGCGGAATCGAATTTAAGAGCTATTGTGCTTGGGACACTTCCTTTGGGAGGTGTATTGACTTCCGAGCAGCGAAACGGTTTATACACTTATGATGATTATGTCATTTCTTTAGTACCGGAAGTTAGCATAAGCACTCCGCCGGAAAAAGAAGTGGATGAATATTATATCGCTCGTGTACAAAATTCTGGCGGCACGGTATCTGTTTACAATGAAGTGAAAAGCGAATATTGGTCGCTTGGGAATATATTCATGTCAACTTCTAAAAGTTAAGGCTTATGTTAAGGTTTTATTATACGACAAGTGCAGGGTACAATAATCAGCAAACTAAGGTTTCTGATTCTTTGGGTGGGTACAAATCATCCACCCCTGTACCCAATGACATGTTTAGCAATTTATTTGATGAAATAAGCCTTAATTTGGCTTCAAATCCTCGTGAGCAATATATTGCACTTATTTTGAAAAATGAGGGCACAGAAACGCTTAAAAACGTTAATATGTGGTTTTCTGCCGTAACGGAGAATCCGTATGGGAAAATCATGGTAGGAGCAATAGGAATGAACAAGGATGAAAACGACAATCCGGTTACACCAAGAACATCTTCTATTTATGAGAAGCCCTATTGGATTCAATTTTATGACGCAACAGAAGACGATAAAGTTACATTGGGTGACATTGAATCGGATGCTGAAATTTGTTTGTGGTTCTCACGGGTACTTGATGGAAAAATTATTCGAGAAGACTATAACAATGTGGCAGAGAGAGATACGAACACCCAAAACCGCTATAAGAAGGTTGAAAAAGAGACCGATGAGATTTTTAACATTAATTTGGTTTGGGAATAGTTACAAAAGTTGTAGTTTTGTCAGCGAGACAGGGGAACAAAAACTTCCCCTTCTTTTATCACTTAAAATATACAACTTTTGTATGCAATGATTTTATAATCTAATTTCGACAGCAATGACAAGACGAGAAGAATTTGAAACGATTTATGAATACTTACAGGGGAAACTGACAAACAACCCGAAGTATGAGTTTCATGCAAAAAGAAAGGACAGGGAAAGGATAAAAGATTTTCTTGAAAATGAAATAGTGGGGAATCTTTGGAACTATCTTACTTTTCAATTTAATAGGCAGGTTTTTATTTTGTCGGTGTCGAAATTGAGTATTATTCCTCTTCCTAATGTGATAGGGAAAGCAGCTATTGAAAGATGGAGAAAACGAACACAAAAGGATATGTGGTTTACCTCTAAATTCGTTATGGAATACGACCTTAGAAACCCTATCCAGAAAGAAGAAGCCTTGTCTGATTCTTATTTGGATAAAGAAAGACAGCTTTATTTTGATTCTCCGAGAGGATACATCCTTTGTGAAAGCTATGATGGGTTTTTGTATCATGAAAAGAAATGCAAAGGATGCAGGTATATAAAATTGTGTGAAGAAAAATATAAGGACAGATGAGAAAAAGAAGAAAGGAACTTGAAGTTAAAATTGTCCCTTGTTTTTACGATACGAAAAGAGCAGAGCTTTTGATCGTAAGGTACGGATGGTTTGGAAACCCTAAGTTTGTAAGGAGTTTCGGGTTTATCTATCTTTCGAGTAAGGAAAGTGAGAAAAAGATGGACTATGTGTGTGAATTAATAGATAGGTTTAACAGAATACAAAGTTTAAATTGTTATGGAAGAAAAAGTAATGTATGACGTGCGTTCAGCACTTATGACAGGTGAAATTAAAGAAGTAAAAAAATGGGAAACAACTACTTTCAGAGGTCTGGAGTATATCATCCCGGAAGGAGAACGTGAAATGGCTAAAATTGGCAGAGATGTGTTTTTCACAAAAGAAGAAGCAAAGAAAGCTATTAATGCAACGGTTGATAAGAGAGTTCAGTATCTTGAAAATCAGATTGAAAGAATTAAAAGCTATAAGTTTGAGTAACGTGCTGAAAAAGAAGGAGAAATACGAATATCGTCCTTGTAAAAGATGTGGTGAAAATCATTACATCTACAATAGGATGAAGTGGCTCTGTAAAGATTGTGACACAGAAACAACCAAAGAACGTAGAGGTGACCTTCGATCCTTATTTACGGAGATATGGCAGGAAAGACCTCATGTTTGTGTAAAATGTGGAAAGCCTTTGGGGGATGAACCAAAAGCTATTTTCTTTTCGCATATCAGATCAAGAGGAGCAAGACCGGATTTGAAGCTGGATAAGAACAATATCGAACTTCTTTGTTCCGCTTGTCACAGATTACATGAATTTAACGAAAGGGAAATCGTATGAAAAAGATTCTTGTATTGACGGTATTATCGTTTATTCCCCTTCTTGTTTCTGATGCAAAAGTTCTTCCCACTACGAAAGAGGATAGGGACAGGGTTGTGTGGGAAAGATTGGTTCATGCTATTTGCATGGTTGAATCCGGTTGTGATGATAAAGCAAAGAACAAGGTAAGTTCCGCTTCCAGTAGGTTTCAGATGTTGAAGGTCTATGTGGATGAGGTAAACCGGATAAAAGGGAAACATCTTTATTCTTACAAGGACAGGTTCGATCCTGTAAAGTCAAGAGAGATGTTTGAAATATACCAATCCCACCACAACCCTACCAAAGATATAGACAAGGCGATCGTTCTCCACAGAGGAAAGAAAGTCAAGTCTTATATTAGGAAAGTAAAACAGGAAATGTATAATCTTTAATTTTTAATGCTATGACAGTATGCTGGACAGAAGGATGCTATTACTTTGAAGGCGAAGTGATCAGTTCCTACCAAGTGGAAGATGGCACTATGCTGGTAGTGGAAACGCAGAACGGACGAACAAGGGAAGTTCTTAGAGAAAATGATCATTTAATTGAGTTGGATTTATGCGAATAGATGAAAACATGGAGGTATTACTTCAATCCGTTGCAAATTTATTCGGGGATTTGAAACTGAACGTTCTGAAAGGAAAGCTGGAAGATGTAATAGCACTTCAAGATACGAAAAGTATTGCCGACTTTACCGAAGAATGTATTAAGTGGTCGGAAAAAGAATATACGAAAAAACAGCGTATGTTTGTGTTTTCTGAAGGAAAATTGGCTTTGACAAGAATATTTATTGTTTCCGCAGAAATGGATTACACGGACGAAGGTGTACCGGAAATAATCGTAAATAGAATGCCGGACGATGTAACGTTAAAGGACAATCCTTACAAGAACATTCATGTCCGGTATGAAAGCGAGGAAAACTGTTCCCGTGACTTCGACAGGTTGAAATTAGTGTTGAATTAATAATCTATGGCTAAGGAAGTTATAGTAAAGAATTTAAATCTCGTTGGAATGACAGACTATTTCAATGAGCATTACAAAAAGAAAGATGGCGGAAAGTTTTCATATTGGAACATCAGAGCTTATGCGGTAATGGGCAAAGTTCCTTCCTATTTAGGAGAAGGATTGAGCATTGTCCCTTGCGTACCGATAGGAAGCAATGTAAGGTTGTGGAAACTTGTAAGAGAAACAAAATAGAAAATGGAATGAAGATATATGTAAGTTTGCCTATTTCTGGGCATGATATAGAAGAAACGAAAGAATACGCAGAAAAGGTTAAGAAGTTTCTTGAAGAAAAATGCGATGAAGTTATTACTCCATTTGATGTTTGCGATGAAGAAGGTAAGTCCTATTCCTATTACATGGGTAGGGACATTGAAGCACTTTTGGAATGTGATGCTGTTTTCTTTACACCAGATTGGCAAGAATCAAAGGGTTGCATGGCAGAGTTTGAGTTGGCAAGAATTTATGGAAAGAAAATTTTAATGTAAAGAAAATGAAAAGTTCGAGTAAGTATTTGATATGCTATGACAATGAAACCGGAGGACTTCCTTCGAAAGACAAACCGGCTTTTGATGCGATTCCTCTTATAGAAATTGCGTTTGCAATCATAGATATGGAGAAATTGGAAATATGCGAAGAAGTATCTATGATCCTTCCGCGTGACTATAAAGAAGGTCTTTCCTATTCAGCGGAAGCGGAAGCTGTGCATGGTATCACTGAATCTATCCAGAATAAAAAGGCAATTTCGTTAAAAGAGGCTTACAAAAAGTGTCTGGATATTTTCAAAAGATACAAAAACCCGCGCCAACTATGTACTCTTTGCGGTCACAACATAGTAGGGTTTGACAACCCTTTCTTGGAGAACTTCTTTAAGTTCATGGGAGATGATCTAAGCAAGTATGTAAAATTTTCGTTGGATACGATGCAATTGGCTCACATGGCTTATGGAGAAGCTGAAAATTATCAACTGCATACTATTTGTGACAAGGAAGGTATTGATCTTGTAAACGCGCACCGTGCCGGTGATGATACCTATGCGAACGCACTGCTTATGATAAATTTCGTAAAGAAACTTCGAGGAGAAGGAACAACTGCCGAACAAGATGGCATGACGGTCAAGAATCCTTTCCGAGAAAAATTTGCTTTGTAACGTGGCAATAGTATATAATTCAAAAGGTGGGGTTCTGACCGATTTGCAAGCAAAAAGGTTGTTTACTACTGTGGACGATATAATAGACAGACTACCTTCTCCTACTATATCCCAACTCTTTTCGGGTGGGTATAAAAGGGATATGGACAAGATGCTTGAAACTATTATAGATCAGACAGAGTATGCAATGAATTTTGGACGGTCTCTCGATACCGAAAAATTGGGATATGTGGACAACCTGTTTGCGTCAATGGATGAAAACCTAAGAATCCTTTCGTACAACTATTTTAACGCAACCGTCCTTTCCAATTTCAATTTAGGATGGAGAAATTTGGAATGGGGAAACCTTACACAACTCTTTCCGTGGAGTAGTTACCTGTGCGCCCGCGGAGCAGGCAAATGTCTGTGTATCAACACTTTAGTTGTTATGGCGGATGGCTCTTTGAAGAAGGTACAGGACATAAAAGTAGGTGACAAAGTAATGGGACAGGACTTCAAACCTCGAAAAGTCTTAGAGCTTCACAGAGGAAGATGTCCTATGTATGAAGTAAGGCAAATAGGTGGTATGGATTATACCGTAAGCGAAGGACACCTGCTTTGCCTATCCGATAGGAGCATTGTTCCTGTAGAAGTGGCGGAAATGAACCTTAGAAAGGGTTTTTCTTATAAAGGTTATAGGTCTACTAAGAACGGACTAAGAGAGACGGAAATTTATGTGTCTTTGGTTGGTGAAGATGACTATTACGGTTTTACCTGTGATGGTGACCATAAGTTCCTATTAGAAGATGGTACGGTTTGTCATAACAGCTATATGTGGTGTTATTCCTTTCCTTTGTGGCGATTGTATTCTTACACGAGACCTATGCTCTATGGAGGTGATACGGTTGACAACAAGAACCGGAAAGAGACGGCTATGATCACAAACACTATGACACTTGCAAAGGTGCATGTGAACAAGATCATAGAAGAAATCACTACTAACGATATTTTAAAAGAAAAACTTGATCCGAATGGAAAGGCGAAATTAGGTGAAACAGCAATAGAAGGTGAGAACGGTGCTATACTTCATGTCCGTGGTAAGGACGGATTTATTCGTGGTCTGCACGTTGGTGCAGCAATCATAGACGATATGCCAGACGAAAGTTCTTTGTATAGTGATGAACAAAGGGAAAAGCTGAAGGAAGTCTTTAGGGGTACAATTACACCTATTGTAGAACCATACGGGTATTTGATTGTATCCGGTACACCTTATTCAACTGCTCCGAATGAACTGTACAATGTGATAAAAGGTGATAAACGTTTCTATTCGTTTGAATACCCTATTGTTTTCCCGGACGGTAGACCACTTGCACCGGATAGATACACCTTTGAGGATATAAAAGCAAAAAGGACAGAGCTTGGTTCTATTGTATTTGCTCGTGAGTATTTGGTTATCCCTATTTCAGACAATTCAACGATATTTCCTTATGAGTATCTAAGAAGATCGACTGTAGGGATGGACAAGGTTTCTTTTGCTGATAGTATAGAATTTTTCCCGTTTGAACTTCAAAGGGTAGTGGTAGGATGTGACTTTGCTGTATCCGGTAATATTGGTGCTGACTATACTGTCTATTCTGTTTGGGGTATTGACTATTCGAACAACTTCTATCTGATAAACTATTTCCGTGCAAAAGGAATGTCCCATAATGAGCAGGTGGACAAGATCGTTCTTTTCAACCGTCTGTACAAGCCGGACAAGATAGTATGCGAGGCAAACGGTTTCCAAGGGATCTTGTCTGCACTTGCAAGAGAAAGGGGTCTTTCCAATATCGAGCAGTTTACAACAACAGAAGGGAACAAGAAAGACCTCTATTCTGGTCTTCCGTCTTTGTCTGCCATGTTTGAAAGAGGACAGATTAAAGTTCCATACAAGGAAGGGGACACAAGACAAAAGGTAGAGTTGATGTTCAGTGAGTTTGCGTCCGTTACTTTCAGAAGCGATAAAGGGAAATTGGAAGCGAGTTCGGGACACGATGACATTGTGATGAGTGCGTTTTTATCTTTACATACCCTAAGAGAAGAAAACGGATCAGGCAATAATTTTAGTATAAACATGATATAAACAAATATATGGATCATGGGTAAATTGAATCCTGGCTTCATGGCAGAAATCTTTAAATTGATGTTTTCTGATGAAGTCATAATGCGTATAGCTTCGGAATATTTGAAATATGAATTGATTCCTAAAGAATGGTCGGGCTACAAATTCATTCTTAGGGAAGCGATCATACAATATACAGAAAAGAATAAATTGCCTTCTATTGGTGCTATTTGTCAGAAATTATGTGATGAAGATGCCGTGCAGCTCGCTGCAAAGGAAATAAAGAAGGCGGCTTTGATAGACAGGGAAATTGCAATTGACCAATTGCAGTCTTTTGTCAAAGAAACAGAATTTGAACTTCTTTCAAGGAAAGTGCATGACTTGTATGAAGAAGGAAAGAAGGAAGAAGCAATACGTGTCAACGCCGAAGAATCCCAAAGGATATTGGAAATGTCGTTTCGTTCCAAATCAGGCGGTTTTCAGTCTGTTTTTGGGGGTTTTCATGAACGAATGGTAGAAAGACGCATGGAAAACGATATGATTGTTGAAAAGCCTATAAAAGTACCTTTTGGAATAGATAGGTTGGATGATATCTCTTTTGGTGGTATGGAGATGGGGGATACAACAATGTGGATAGCTCAATCGGGTAAGGGTAAGTCGACCATATTAAAATGGCATGGGTATTCTGCTGCTATTAGAGGTGTGCCGGTTCTTCATATTCAATTGGAAGGAGGGGTTAAAGCCTGTATGCAAATATATGACCAGTTATGGTCTGCTCAATCCTATTCCGATATCAAATCCGGCAATATCAGTCCAAAGGACAGAAAGAAGATAGAACAGGCTATTAAAGAAGTAAAAGAGCTTAGTTCTGACATTGAAGTGTATGGATTCAAAAAGTTCGGACAGGCTTCTATGGGGGATGTCCGGCAGCTTTGTTATGACTATTTTAATACACATGGCAAGTTCCCCGGATTGGTAATACTCGATTCTCTGGATTTGGTAAAGACCGGCACATCCAAAAAGATAGATTCTGATCCTGACCACAAGAAAGAAAAACTACAAACTTGTGCCCAGTTATTAAAGAATTTAGCTGATGAAATAGGTGCTCCTATTATTACAGCCACACAGACAAGTGATGTTCCGTTTGAAGTATGGAACAATCCTGATAAGGTAATTGACCGTTCTTATACAGAAAGTGATAAAACACTTGTAAAGCCTTTTTCTTTTGTGTTTACTTTGAATATAACAATAGAAGAAAAGGCAAACGCAACAGCCCGTATTTATGTCGATAAGCTCCGTGATTACAAGGAAAGTCAAGAAGTGATTACAATTGCTACCAATTATGACAAAAGACGATTCTATCACAGAGGGCGGACGATGGAGATGTATAATCAAATTTCCGAAAGGAAAGAAGAAAAGAAACAAGCTCGCAGAAAAAAGGCGGAAGCAGAAAAAATGGAAAGCATTTAGGTTTATGATACGGATAGACGAAGAAGAAGTAAAGGCAGCGATCGGACTTCGGTTGTTTGGTTCGCAAGGGTGGCTCTCCAATAAAAACATGGATTGTCCCTATTGTGGGAAGTCGAAGAAATGGGGTATTCTTTTAAATCCTCATGGGGGAGTATTCCATTGTTGGAAATGTGGTAGTAAAAAACCATTGAAGGATTTTCTGGACAAGATAGGAAGGAAAGACCTTATACGAATGGAATATCAAAATTCATTAAGTGTAAAACTTACACCTTTGAAAGATGATGTGGACGAAGATGTGTCCGAAGAACTGCCAGAAGCAAAACTTCCCCTTCGTCTTGAAAGATTGAAATCTGACCCTTATTTAGATGAAAGAGGGTTTAGGGCGTATCATTATGCACTTTTTGAGCCTTCTGAAACCAAATCTATTTTAGAGAAGGATTTGAAAAACTACATCATTTTTAAAATGAAAATGGATGATAAGTTGGTAGGGTGGCTCGGTAGAAGTAGGTATTCTAAAGAGTGGCACAAAAGAGATTTGAAAAGGGCAAAAGAAACCGGCTCTAAGCCGCATTTGCGATATGAAAACAGCATAGGGACGAACTTTACAAAAATATTAGGCGGTTACAACGAGCTTTCTTCTATTACAAAGGACGTGATAATAGTGGAAGGGTTATTTGACAAAGTAGGTATAGACAATCTTTTAAAACTTTGGGATTGCAGGGATTTGAAGTGTGTGTTCACTTTTGGGAAAAGTATAAGCAAGGAACAAATATCCTATTTGGAAAGAAAAGGGGTAGAGAACGTGATCCTAATGTATGATGATGCAACTGTTGAAGAATCCAAAAGTGCAGGACTAATGCTTGCAAAAACATTCAATACTAAGATAGCTTATCTTTATAAGCCCGGTATTGATCCGGGAGATATGGATATGGATTATCTGGACGATGTGTTAAGTAACTTGTATGACCCTATCAATTTTTACGTCTCTAAAATCAAGAAAATGTGGTAGGTTATTCCTACTTTTGTTGAAAATCACAAATCATAAAATCAAATGGACAGAAGCAGAGAATTATCGATAGACGAATATTTGAAAGTGCTCCAATTGGAATACTTTACCCACAAGGTAAGAAGCCTTATTTTTGATAAGCCCGAATTTGTCAAGATGGCAAATGATATCGCAGAGTTTAAAAAGGAACGGATCGAGTTGTTGGCAAAAAGACATTTTAAACGGTCTATTTTCTTTTCGGTGGAAGAATATTTTTCTTTTTATGAGAAAGAGTTCTTGAATCCTACCGGTATTCCCAATTTCCAGTATTCCACCAATGAGCAGAAAAGAAACTCACAGTGGTTTTGGGATATGATCTATTTACTTGGAAAGGATCAGGTTGTCATTTATGATGAGAAGGAGTGTCGGGTTTTGAAGAACGATATAAAGAACCAAACAGTTACCATTAAGGTGAACGGAAAGAAAAAAGATGTGGAATATTCAAACATCAAAATAAAAAGGCTTATCATGTGTTTTGATGGTAAGTTGTTGTAAATCAATTAATTTAAATTTCGTATTATGACTTTTAAAGAGTATGAAGCACACGCGGCTTCGACAGCGTGTTATGCAAAAGAGGTAGCTATCTCGTATGTGGTAATGGGCCTTACTAATGAATTGGCAGAAGTTTTTGAAAAGGTGGATAATGCTGCCGAGGCAAAGGAAATCATGAAGGAAATAGGAGATGTCCTTTGGTATGTCGCAATGACAAGACAGGAATTGCAATTGCCGCCGGTTGAGTTCCCTGAAGAATTACACAAATTGGACGATACGGATGTGTACAGATTAAGCCCTTCCTATTTGCTCCAACAGGTAGGTATCATTAACGGACAGGTGAAGAAATACTTCCGGGATGATGATTACAGCAAACCTTTCCCTGAAAAGAGAAAAGAACTTTGTCATACGGCGTTGGAACAGATTCTTGTAGGGTTACAGAATCTTGTTACTTACATTGAAGGAAAGGAATTGAACCAATCTTTGGTATCCATTGCAAAGCAGAATGTGGAAAAGCTGGCAAAGAGAAAGGCAGAGAACAAAATTCACGGTGACGGAGATAATCGGTAATGGTTAGGGCTATAACTTTTTTGGGAGCTTCGTGTGTCGGAAAAACTTCTGTGTTTGAGCTTTTAAAGAAAGACAGATCGTTTGACCGGTTCGACAAAATAGATAGCATAACAAGACAGTTAGTAAAGGAAGGGAAGATAGAACCTTCCTTTACTTCTGTTCAAAATCAAAAACTGATTTTTGATAAGTATGCGGAACTATTAAACACAGATTGCTATGTTTCCGATAGAAGCATAATAGATGTGCATACGTTTACGAAAACAATTCCTGCTTCTATTCAAAGAGACGCAGAATTGAAAAGACAATTGGATTTTATAAACGTTAGTGAATATTTTCTTCCTATTATTTTTTATTTCCCTATTTATTGGGATGTAGAAAATGATGGGGAAAGAATGGCAGATGCAGAGAGAAGAAAATGTTGGGATGTAGAAATAAGGAAGTTTTTGATAGAAAGAAAATTGCCTTATGAAGTGATACCAAACGATACCCCTTTTAACCGATTGAAGTTTATCAAAAGTGTTTTGAATACACGAATAAACTTAGGTTAAATGTAGGGTTAAGGATTGTAAAAACATACAATAATTGCATACAAAAGTTGTATGTTTGTCTGTGAAAACGAAAAGAAGAAAAATACGATGGATCGACTTTTAAATGAGTTGGAAGAATATCTTTCTTCCAATACTATACAACACTCTCTCGATAAGGAAAATTACACTGTTTCCTTTGAGGGGAAATCATACGAAGTTTTTGAACCTAACGAAGATGGATATTTCTTTTCAGAGGATTTTCGTTGGGATTGTGAACGCACCGAAGAAGATGGTTACATCTTTCGTCTTGGTGGTGTATGGTACACATTGGACAAAGGGAAGGAAAACGAGCCTAAACTTAATCGGGTAAAATGGAGAGGACAAAGTGAAATGGCAGGTCTTTCTACTAATTTCTTGGGAGTACATGGATCGTTTGAACTTTTGAATGGTACAGGGTTATACCCGGATTGGGCAAAGAAAGCCAAATTCTTAGGAATAGAAAGATTGGGGATTGTTGAAAAAGCAACTTTGGCAGGTGCACTCAAATTTCAAAACGCTTGCAAGGCAGAAGGAATCATCCCTGTGTTTGGTCTGGAAGTCCCAGTAAAGGATGAAAAGAAGGATATCGTCTATACCTACAAAGTTTATGCAAAGAACGAAAAGGGCTGGCAGCATCTACTTGCATTAAATAAAGTTTTGAATTGTGGTGATAGTGGAAAGTTTGCTTCCCCAAAAGACATGTCGGAACACGTTTCAGATGTGTATATTGTGTTTGATCCGAAAACGATACAGTTTGAAGATGTTCCTATCCTTTTAAAAAGTAAACCTAATGTGTTCTGGCAAGCGGATACTGTGGAATACACAAAGAATGATAGGGACACTTCCTACTTGATGAACTTTGAAAGTTTTTACAAGTCCAAAATGAAACCTGTGGCTATTTGTGATGCTTATTACATTGAGCCAGAATACGCTATACTTCGAGAAGTTGTAAATAAGATTGATGGAAAAGTAAACTACAAATCCGGCAACCAGTATTTCAAAGATGAAGCGACTTACATGGAAGAGCTTCTTTCTTTATTTGGAGACAGCGAAAAGGGAGAGGAATTTTATATGATAGCAAGAAGCAATGCCGATATGATTGCGGAGAGTTGCGACTTTGAAATCCCTACCGATACACGGCATCTCCCCCGTTACGAAATGACAAAGGAGGAAAAGAAAAAGTACACCTCCAATGAAGATATGTTTGATTCTTTGATTTATGAAGGGTTGGAGAACAAACCGGAACTTTTGGAAGATTACTCGGAAGATGTGCTTGTAGAAAGAATAGAAAGAGAATCAGATGTAATCAAATACGGACAGGTTGTTGATTACTTTTTGATTTTGCGTGATATTGTCAATTGGTGCAAAAAGAATAATATCTTGTTAGGTGGCGGTCGTGGAAGCTCCAGTGGCTCTTTGATTTCTTATCTGTTTGGATTGGTAAATACAAATCCATTGCACTTTGGTTTGATTTTTGAAAGGTTTTTGAATAAAGGTAGAGTTTTGTCTAGCCTTCCAGATATTGATACAGATGTGCCGGGAGAATACCGACCGGCAGTAAAACAATACATGGAAAATCGTTTTGGAGCTTCGCAAGTTTGTTCTGTAGGTACATACACTACCTTACAGATAAAACAGGCTATAAATGATGTAGGAAAGATTTATGGAGTTTCAATTCCTACTCTTAGGAGGCTTACCAAAATGATAGAAGATGTAAAGACGGAAGAAGATTTTTTGAAACTTGCTTGCAAGAGGCCAGAAATAAATCAATTTCTGAATAAATACCCAGAGATGATGAATGTTGTTTTCCTTCTTTTAGGACAGCAAAAGGCAGCTTCTATTCATGCTTGTGCTATGATGATCTTTCCAAAAGAAAAGTCAATGTATGAGTGGTGTCCGGTTAGAAAATCGGGTGATTTGATTGTCAGTGAATGGGAAGGCGGAGAGATGGACGAAGCCGGCTTTTTGAAAGAGGATATTCTTGGCATTGAGCAATTGGACAAATTCACTGATATTCTGAACCTGATTGAAAAGAATACGGGTAGGAAAATCAATCTCTATTCAGATATTGAGTATGACGATCCAGAGGTTTACAGGTATTTTGCAAATGGTTGGCTTAGTGACATATTCCAGTTTTCGGCAAAGGGATTGTGTGCCTATACTCAAAAATTGAAGCCTAAAAACATGGATGATGTAGTGGCAGCACTTTCTTTGTTCCGTCCTGGGCCAATGGAAAATGGTTTTCACATGGACTACATTGCTTTGAAAAATGGAGAAAAAGAACCGGAATATCCTATTGGAGCGGAAGAAATTCTGAAAAATACTTATTCTGTGATGTGTGTTTCTTCTGAAATGGATGTGAAAACATCCAAAGGAGTAAAAAAAATAAAAGATATCTGTGTTGGCGAATATGTTCAAACCGAAGATGGTTCTTATCAAAAAGTTTTGGACAAATTTAATAATGGTATAAAAAACACTATTAAAATAGTAACTTCGTTTGGCGGAGAATTAAGAGTAACAGCAGATCATAAAATTTTAACTTCTGATGGATGGAAAGAAGCATCTAATCTAAAGAGAGGGGACTTCATTAAGGCTTATTGGATGCAAGATCAAATTCCTGTTGAAGAAGAAAACGAAGATTCTTTAAAGAATTGGATGATAGGGTTCTTTATCGCAGAAGGAAGATGTAGTAGCACTCCTTATTTTACAGTTGGAAGTATAGAGGTGGTACAATTTTTAAAATCAGTGATCGAAAAAGTTTTACCTTTTTGTTTTGTTAATGTAACAAAGCACGAAAGAATAACTGAAAATAATGTTCTTGCCTGCTCTTGGAGAGTATATGTAAAAGGAAGTAAGGGGAAAGAAAATGGATATTTTTCGTCCGGTTTTGTAAAAAATCCTTTGATAGCTTTGTTGAAAGAAGAAGGTTTGTGGGGCAAAAATTGTTACAACAAAGAATTACCAACTTCCTGTACAATTGACACATTGAGCGGTATATTGGAAGGAGATGGGGGATTGTCAAGCTCTACTCTTAATATGTGTAACGATAAATTAGTAAGACAAATCTATTATAAACTTCAATCTTATGGTATTTATTGTCATATTTCCCACAGACAAGACGGATATCCTTGTTTGAATTGGAGTGATGTTCAAAATAAATTAAGATTTAGGTTTAAATCTTCTACTCATATGAATTATTTGGGTAAAAGAGGTTTTCAAATTCCATCTAATCAATTTTTGAAAATACCAAAAGATAGGGTTGAAAATTATTGCAATTGGGAAAATTTGAATAAATCTTTGCGTCATACCAAAGCTATAAAAGCAGGAAATGTTTATAAAAATAACATTGAAGACCTTGTAAAACATTTGTTTTGGGGAAAGGTTTTGAATGTTAAAAATTATGGCGAAGAAGAAGTGTATGATTTGAAAGTAGAAAACAATCATAGTTTTGTGTGCGAAGGTTTGGTTGTTCATAACTGCTACCAAGAACAGATTATGAACATTTGCAATCAACTTGCTGACTTTGACTTAGTTACATGTGATAAAGTAAGAAAATCATTAGGTAAGAAAAAGTTAGATGTTTTACTTCCATTAAAAACTAAATTTATTGAAGGATATGTTGGTAAATTTGGAAGCAAAGGGGTAACAGAAAAGAATGCTGAAATTCTTTGGGAACAGATGGAGGAATTTGCTAAGTATTCGTTCAATAAGTGTGTTAGTTTCAGTACTTTAGTATATGTTGTTGGATTTGGAGAAATAACAGTTGAAAGATTGTTTCATGTTTTTTACAATCAAGAATGCAACTCTTTTATGGCAAAAAGTATGAAACAAAATGGTTCGTTGTATTTTTCCAAAATAAAAGACGTTAGGTATTCCGGCAACAGACCTGTATATGAAATTTCTCTTGTTGATGGGAAGAAGATAAGAACAACAGGAAACCATAAATTCCCTACAACAGAAGGGAAGGTATATGCAGAGTTTCTTATGGGAAAAACTTTGTTTGTTGCTAATGATAGCTCCAATGCGCAAATGGCAAATGTTATTTCTGTAAGATTTGTAGGCAATGAAGATGTGTATGACATTGAAATGGAAGATGAAAATCACAATTTTGTTGCAAATGGAATTGTAACCTGTAACAGTCATGCTGCTGCATACGCCATTAATGCTTACAATTCTTTATGGCTGAAAGTGCATTATCCTTTGGAATTTTGGTCGGTTGCTCTGTCCCGTGCAAGTGAAGATGACTTTCCTCAATACGTCAATGAAATGCAGCAGACAGAAGGGATCGAAATCAAACCTGTAAATATCAATAAGTCTGATATAAACATTGTGGCGGACAAAAAAGATAATAGTATCTATTGGGCAATCAATGCAACAAAACAAGTAGGAGAAAAGGCACAGAATCAGATTATGGAAGAACGCTCTAAAAATGGAGAGTATTTTTCTTTGGCTGAATTTATTGATCGTCACACGTTCAAAGGGTCGGCTGTGAACAAATCTGTTATTGAAAACCTTATTTATTCCGGTGCGTTTGATATGATGGATGAAACAAGGGAATTTTCCAATATCTTTTCTGCAAGGGAGTTCATGCTTGGAAAGTATCGGGAAAAGAATAAGATCAAAATCGACAAAGAGAAGGATGAATATTTTCTTGCTTTTGAAAAGAAAAAGATTGCAAAGGATTGGTGGTGGCTTTTACAACAAAAGAACAAGTCCGGTTTTGCTTTCTTTGACTACGAAGGATTGGTAAGAGAATATTTAAAGCCAAAAGTCAGAAACGGAGTTTTCTATAATGTGGAAGATTTGCAAAACTATGACGGATCGACCTATGAAATGGTTATGGTAGGTGGTTATGTTTTGGAAGTGGAAGAAAGAGAAGGAAAGAAAGGGCGGTTTGCCAATCTTTTGCTTGAAAGCAATTACAAATTCCTTCGTGTGGTTATTTTCCCGGACGATTACGAGGAGAACGCAGACTTCTTTATATCTTCAAAGAAAAGCATCCTTCTTCTAAGTGGAAAGGCTAACTTTGACAAGTTTAAAGAAGAGTATGTATTACAGGTAAACAGTAACAGTAAATTCATAAAACTTGGAGTATGAAACTTGTAAGGAATATTGGAGATAAAGTAATAGTTTTACTCTCCAATGATTTGAAAAACGAATTGGACATGGATGCGGTGACTTCCATAGACCATGCAAATTTGTATGGGGAAATCGCCACTTGTTCCGTCCTGTTGAACAAAGTAGGGCTTCTTAGAGCACAAGCAGAATCAGAGTATGAATCTGCAAAAGTGGAATTTAATGTCTATAAAGCACAACTTGCTACACAGATAAGACGTGAATCTATTGTAAACGGTGGAAAGGTGAAAGTGGAAGACATAGGACTTGTGAAACTTACAGAAAGTTCTTTGGACGATATTTTAACAATCAACCCGGAACTACATGCCATGCAAAAGGATTTGGTCAAAAAGAAAAAGCATTTGGCAGAAATAGACAGTCTCTATTGGGCTTTGCAGTCAAAGGACAAAAAGTTGACGGGACTTGTCCCGAAGGTAACGCCGGAAGAATTTCTGGACAATTTGGTAGAAGGTGAGATCAACACATTTTTAATCATAAAAGAGAAATAACAATTTATTTATCAATCAATTAAATTAAAAAGAATTATGAAATTTGACAAATCGAAATTCAAGAAGCAATCAATTGAAGATGTAGAAGCAGAAGTAAAACAGGCTGAAAAGACAATGTACAAAGGTAGTAAGAGCTATACAGGCTTTGCTACTGTTCAGAAAGGAAAGAACGTATTTCGTGTCGTTCCAGCAATGGGAAAGGCTTATGTAGCTTGTAAGATGTCCAAATTGCGTGTAGAAGTTCCTACTTATGATGCGAACGGTAAGGTGACCGGCAAAGAGGTAAAAGACAAGAATGTTTTCTGCGCCGACATTCACGGAAAGAATCTTTTGAAAGGGAAAGACCCTATTGTCCTGTATTGCGACTATGTGAGAAAAAAGGCTTCCGAAGAATACCAGGACGAAACAGAACGCAGAAAATTCCTTAACCCTATTATGGGGTACAAAAAAGGAAACAAGTTCGTATGGGGTATCAACCCGTCTTTGGCGTATGTTTGCTATGTGTACCAAGGAACAAAAGACTTTGCCCGTTTGCAATTGTACGGAACATGGATGAACCGCATAAAGGAAATTTCGGTTGAAATGTCGGACGATGAAACGGTTTCTTTCGATATTTTCTCTCAATTGGAAGGAGCATACCCGCTTGTGATCACAATGGGAGAAGACGATAAAGGAAAGAAAACCTACTCTTTGTCTGCCGGTATTCCGAAAAAAGGACAAACTTGGGATGAGTTCTTTGAAGAAACTGTTATTCCTGATGAAGATATGGAGTATTTCTTGAATGAAGTTCCTACGCTGGAAGAAATCTACAAGGATGTTTATTCACAGAAAGATTTCAATATGGCTCTTGACGGGTTGAAGCGTTTTGACGAAGAAAACGGATACGATATTTTTGCTGACGATGGCTTCCTTACTGAAATAGAGGAGATGGCTGCATTGATCCCGGAAGAGGGTAGCAAAGACGATGAGGGGGAAGATGAAGCTCCCAAAAAGACAAAATCCACTTCTAAGTCAAAGAAAGCGGAAGAACCGGAAAACGAAGATGAGGAAGAAGAAAAACCTGCTCCAAGAAAGAAAGCTCCGGCAAGTGTACCGGCAAAAGAAAAAGCAGCAAAAGTCGCTTCTTACCCTCCCCTTTCAAAGATGAAAAAGTTCTTGGAAGACTATATTGGAGAAGAGTACCCGGAAGCTGAATTGCCGGACGATCTGACAATAGCAGAGGTTCGTTCTTGGTATGATTTGGCACAAGCTGGAGAGGCACTTCCTTTCCCGGAAGAAGATGAAACTTCCACAGAAACGGCATCTGAACCGGAATCGGACGATGAACCGGAAAATGAGGAAGAACCCAAAGAAGAATCTCCTATTGACGAAGATGCTACGGACAAGGACGAAGAACTTCTAAAGGCTAAAGCAAGATTGCAAGAGCTGAAAGCCAGAATGAAAAAGAAATAATTTCTTCTTTTTTTAGTTTTCATATTTTTCTAATTTGGTTTGGGGACTTGAAATACAGTCCCCTTCCTTTCTAACAAAACAACAAATGAGCAAAAAATATTTAGCTATAATCTCAACCGACCATCATCTGTCAGAGGGAAATGCTTCTACCATAAAAGATATTTTGCTGGAAGAAATGGAAATAGCCGGTAAAAAGGGTATTAAAACCCATATCTGGCTGGGTGATGTTTTTGACAACAGGGTATCTCAAAGGGAAGTGTGTCTTTCTACACTTCACGAAATATTGGAAGCGTATGACGAAAACGGACATCAAATAATTTGTATTCCCGGTAATCATGACAAAACATCCTATTCAAGTCAAAAGTCATTTCTTACAGCCTTTAAGCATCATCCTTCTTTTACTTTGGTGGAAGAATTGGACGGTATGCAGATAGAAGGGGTTTATTGTTTTTTTCTGCCGTTTTTCACTGACGATATTCTGCTTGATGAATTGGCGGAAATCGGGGACAAGAGAAAGAAGAATATCCTATTTGGGCATTTTGCTGTAACCGGTAGCAAGAACATGGACGGTACAGAAGTAAAAAGTGAACTAAAGCCTTCCATGTTCGAGATGTTTAAAAAAGTGTATTTGGGACACTATCATAATTACCAACGTGTAGGCAGTAACATTTACCATTTGGGAAGTGTTCAACAGAACAATTTTGGGGAAGATGAAAAGAAGGGTTTTTGGCTTCTGGATTCTGATTTGGAGGTTGACCTCATTTCTTCCACAAAAGGAACAGTATTCAAAAAACTGGAAATCGACTTGGAGGAAACACCACACAAACAAGCGGTGGCTCTTATTAATAAGTTCAAGAAAGAAAACCCTACCGTTCGTGTAAGGGTAGAGGTTTGGGGAGAACAATCTTCACTTGATGCTTTTGATAAAGATGCTTTTACAAAAGAAGGTGTGGACATCAAAAAGAAATTCAAGGAAATAGAAATAAAGGAAGTCCTTGCTCCTACCGTAGAGGTAAAGACTTTGGAGAAAAAGGATATAGAAGACAGATTTTCGTCTTTCTGCAAAGAAAACGGATATGATGAAAAAGAAGGAAAGGAAATTTTAAACAAACTGCTTTATGGCGAAGAAAAAGGAAACTAAAAAGATAGAAGAAGCTCTTGTTGTGACAGACGAACAACCTGTAGAAGGAAAGAAACCCAATCGTTTAGGTGATCTTATTTCAAGAATAGAAGATCGTTTTGGCAAGGATGCTGTGGCAGGGAAAAGGCAGGACATTGAATTTGTTCATTCCGGTTCTTACCTACTGGACGAAATACTTGGTGGAGGATGGGCAAAAGGTCGTGTTGTGGAAGCCTACGGAGGCTTTTCTTCCGGTAAGACAAGTATTGCTTTCCATTTGGCAACGGAAGTGCAGAAAACAGGAAAAGCGGTAGGATATCTTGACACGGAAAACGCTGTTGATCCAAAATACATGCAGGCGATAGGAATTGATTTGTCCCCCGACAAGTTTATCCTTTCCCAGCCTTCTACCGCAGAAGAAGTGCTTGAAATAGCAAAGGAAATGTGCAATGAAGAATCTATCGGACTTGTTGTGATCGATTCCATTGCCGGACTTGTTCCTACTGCTCTTTTGAATGGAGAGGCAGGGGACGCACATATAGGACTTACAGCTCGCCTTTTAAGTTCCCAAGTAAATATCCTAAAGAACATCTGTAAGCAGACCGGATGTATCCTTTTTTGCATCAATCAAATCCGGTCTAACATAGGCGGATACGGTGCTGCCACCACAACGCCGGGAGGGTTTGCCATTCCTTTCTATGCAAGCCAGAGAATTGAGCTTGCTCGTGTGGGTTCTGAAAAGGAAGGGGAAACACAAGTTTCCAACAAGGTGAAGATAACCTGTAAGAAAAACAAGGTTGCACCGCCTTTTAAAGCATGTCAAATCATTATCCGGTTCGGGGTAGGGATTGACAAGGTGATGGAAATTGTGAACATGGGACTTGATTTGGGTGTACTTTCCAAAAAGGGGACTTACATCTATTATGGTGAAGAAAAGATAGGGTTCGGTTTCCCGAAAACAAGAAAACGTCTTTTGGAAGATGCAAAGCTGTTTGGGAAAATCAAGAAGGATGTTCTTGATACGTTCAGAAAGAAAGAAACAACATTTGAAAACAAGGAAGAAGAAAATGAAGCCGATTAGAATTGAAGCAACAAATTTCGTGTCATTCGAACACTTTAAATACGAATTTCAAGATGGGGTAACTGCACTTGTAGGGTTAAATAAAACAGACGACAACCAAGGAAGTAATGGTAGCGGGAAAGCCTTAACAATGGATGCAGACATCCTTACTCCTAATGGGTTTGTAAAAATGAGAGAAATAAAGGTAGGAGATGTTATCCTTCACCCTTCCGGTGGGTACCAAGTGGTAAGGGCTATTCCTTTTCATGACATTGATGTTGCTTATAAGATTACGTTTTCTGACGGGACGGAAGTCAAATGCAACAGAAGTCATTTGTGGAAAGTACGTTTGCATAAAGGCGAAGACTGGTATGTGATCTCACTTGAAGAAATCATGAAAAGATCGAAAGACGAAGAAGTCTTTTTTGAAGTGCCGGAATGTTTGGGTAAATCTTCCCGGAAGATGATCGCTTTTACTTGTTTGGGCGCGGAAGAACAACAGTGCATAACTGTTTCCGGTGAAGACGGCATGTTTGTTACAAACAACTACATTCCTACACATAACTCATCCATGCAGCAAGCCGTCTATTTTGCCATTACCGGGAACAATTACCGAAGCAGTGTGGATAAAAAGCTCATTAGAAGGGGTGAGAAGGAAGCAAAAGTATTATTGGATATAGAGTGTCCAATAAGAAAAGAAACTCTCTCTATCGAGCGTATTTTGCCCTTAAAAGGAAGCAGTAAACTAAATGTGTCTTTGAACGGTAAACCGGTAGAACTTGCTACCGTAAAAGACGGGAACAACTATATCCTTTCTTGGATTGCCATTTCACCGGAAGATTTAAAAAGCTATTTCCTTATCTGCAAGGAATACTACAAATCGTTCTTTAAAAGCTCCAATACAGATAAATTGGCTCTTATCAGTCGGTTTATCAATTACGACTTTTTGGATGGAGCAAAAGACATCATTCAAAAAGAACTGGACACTTTATCTTCTCAAAAACTTGCTATTCAAAGCAAAAAGGATCGTGCAGAAGGTAGCATAGAGGCACTAAAACAGGTAATAGAAGATGCTGCCAATTTTGACTTTGAATCCGACAAACTGTTTCGTATTGAAAAAAGAGAAAGTGCGATAAAGTCTCTGAAAGAAGAAATTGATTCTTTCCGGTATGAAATAAGTCGTGCAGACAAAAGTATAAAAGAAAATAATTCCGCTTTGGAAGAGCTGGAGGACCTTTTGAAAGAGGAAGAAAAGAAGAAAGACTGCCTGCCTTCTACCAAAGAGATACAAGAGACAATCGAATCCGTTAAAAAGGAATTGGGAGAAGCAAAAGCAAATCAGAATGAAGTCTTGGAAATGAAAGAAGAGCTTTCAAAAATCCATGACGATTTGAAAGTGTCCCTTAGAAAAGTCCTTGTAAACTTATCCGGTGCAATTACTTGTCCAAAATGTAAGCACAAATTCCTTACATTGAAAGACACTACGCTGGAGCAGGAGGAAAAGAAGAAAGTGAAAATCGGAAAACAGGAGAAAGAAGTTGTTTCCGAGATGGAGACTTTGGACGAATCTTTGAAAGAATACGAAGACCTTATTTCTTCTTTCATCCAAATAAAAAACGAGCAAGAGGATGAAATAGACAAGATTCGTCAGTCGGCACAGGAAATCAATACATCTATTTACAAGATCAATGATGATATTGAAAGTATCAAAAGCACTATTTCTTCTTTGGAAAGGAAAAAGAAAACCTTGTCTGAAAAGATTGAATCCAATATGTCCGATATCAAAGACAATGAAAAGCAGATAAAGGAAATCAAGAAAGAAAAAGCTACGAAAGTGGATGTGTCTTCACAAGAAAAACAAATAGAGGACACTATGCTTTCGATTGCCGGATATGACAAGGAGCTTTCCGATTTGGACGCACTTCTATTCAAGAAAAAAGAATGGATCGGCAGATTTAAGTCTTTCAAGATGTACCTTGCATTGGAACAGTTGAAAAATATCCAATCGAGAGCTAATAACATTCTGAAAGCGGAAAACAGCGACCTTCGTATCTTAATAGAAGGATTTAAGACAAAAGCGGACGGGGACATCAAAGAAGAAATAACACCGTATGTCGTCCGGGACGAAGCGGAAAACTTTTGGTACTACAGCGGTGGAGAACGCGCAAGGGTGGAAATAGCCCTTATCATTGCTATCCAGAATATGATAAACGAAACAAACAAATGGGGAGGACTGCAATTCCTATCCATTGATGAAATCACGGAAGGGCTGTCGAAAGAAAGCCTGTATGATGTGATCGAAGCGTTGGAGTTTATCCAATATCCTATTTTGGTTACCACCCATATTTCAAATGAAAACGCTAAGTGCAAAACACTTAAAATAATAAAGGAGAACGGCGTAAGCCGTATTGAACAATGAGTAAGGAAACAGAATTGAAATTTTATATTGGAATAGATAATGGTGTGACCGGCTCGATTGGAATAGTAGGGAAAGATCTTACCTACTACAACATGGTAAAAACACCTGTTATTTCCGGTCAGGATTACACAAAAGCAAAGAAAAACATCTCTCGTGTGGATGTAAAAGTATTGGCAGAAATTATTGCAGATTTACAGGAACACGCACCATGCGTTGCGATTGTTGAACGTCCCATGAAGAATCCTGCACGCTTTGAGGCAACTTGTTCTGCCATGCGTGCGTTGGAAGCAGAGCTGACTGTATTGGAGCTTTACCAAGTACCGTATATTTTTGTGGATTCCAAGGAATGGCAAAGAGAGCTACTGCCAAAGGGAATTACAGGCGCACCGGAGCTTAAAAAGGCTTCTTTGGATATAGGGAAAAGGTTGTTCCCGGAAGTGCTTCTAAAACACCCGGACAGGGATGGTATTCTGATTGCCGAATATGCAAGACGGAAAGGTCTGATTTAGAAATCTGACAATTTCAAGACAAAAATGTACAAAAATGCTTGGTGATGTAATAATATACTGTTACATTTGCGTCCGTTATAAGTAACAAACAAAATAATTTCGACTATGGCAAACGGTAAGTATTTGAATATTTTTGTCTTGTCTTTCTTAGACAGACTGGAAAGTATCGAACATGATCTTTCCTACCTCAAAAGCAATGTAAATGATCCTTCAAGGCTGGAAGAAGTGGAAAAGCAACTTTCTCTTTTGAAGGACAAAATCAAACAGATTCAAAATGATAAGAATTTATTGTGATAATGAAAACTGCGAAAGGTTTGGGATAAAATCTCCCATGACAAATGCAAAGTTCGTCTTTCGGTACAATAAACTTGTCCCTTCAAATCTTCCCAAATGTCCGGTATGTGGCATTCAAGTTTCCTATGAAGAAGAAAAGAACGAAACAGTTCCCGATATTTCCATAGGAGAATTTAAAATGATGTCCACCGAGAACAAAGCGAAGATGTTAAAGAAAAGGGCAAACGACTTTTCAAAGAAAGACGGAAGTGAGGATAGAAAACGCTTCTATCAAGAGAAAACAATTAAGAACGTGTTGAACATAAAATAAATATCAACCATGGAATGTAATTCTTATATAGCTATCAATCATATGCAACGAATAGGAAAGAAGCCTGTTCTTGCTATTATGTCGGCAGACGGAAAGATGGAAAGAGCCATCCTTTTAGACAACTTCAACGGGAAGACAAGGGACTTTTACCAAAACGAAGCAATTGGAAGGGATATTTCAGACATTATTCTAAAAAACAACCTTTCCAATTATTCGGAAGGGACAATAAGGGGATGGATAAAAGAATGTGATTCCGTCTCTATCAGTTTCGGACATGAGAACTTCGTGATTTACAAAAGCGTATTAAAACCGCATGAAATCGAAGAATAACTGTATCCTAAACAGATTGAGAGATAAGACAATAGAACTTCCCGGAATAGGAGAAGCCACAATCAAAGGCGTAAGTGTGGCAAGGGATTTTAGAAACATTGAACTGGATGTTGTTCGAAATGGAAAATTGAAATCTCTAAGGATAGGGATAACAGGATTCTTGAAATCTACAATCATAAAAGAAAGTATATGAAAAGAAATTCGGTAATTGCTTTTTGTTTGTTATTTTGTTGTTTTATTGGTTTGGGTGGGTGCAAATCCCGCCCTTCCCAAAAGACAAATTATAACTTCACATTAAAAGATTCCCTATTCTGGGAAAGAGAACTGACAGACACGCTTGTAAAGATTCCCTATTCAATTGTAAACCTCACTATCAATCCTCAAAAAATGGAAGATGGGGAAAAGAGGGAAACAAGCAAGGGACAAGCAAATGTGATTGTTCAGAAAGTAGGTGACACCATTATTGTAACAGCTTCTTGCGATAGTCTGGAATTGGTTGTAAAAAGCCTCAAAGAAAGACTGTCCAAGATAAGTGAAGAAAACGGAAACTTGAAAGAAGAGGTAAAGACATCTCCCAACAGATTGCTTTCTTTTTTAGGAGGGATGGGGATAGGTGCTTTTACGATTCTGATTGCATTATTCATTTTACTAAAAGTAACGAAAAGAATTTGAGATTATGGCTAAACTATTAGTAGCGGACAAAGAAATGATTAGAAATCAATTTGTCCAAAAAGTAGAAAAGAAATTGAGTGATTATTTGGCGGCAATTGGAGCACAATTGCAAGATAGAGTGGATGATATTCTTCCGCCAGAAATAAAATCCATTGTAGACAGATATCCGTCCATGCAACCACTTTTGTTTTACAAAAATATCCCAACAAACGAACTTCTAAAAACAAAGAATGTAACCATCTATAAGACTATTCCTTTGGATGGAATAGGGATGCCCAGGATGTTCTGGGATGAATACATGGACGATTTGAAACGCTGTTTCGAAAAAGATATTTTGGAATGGAGCAAGAAAGCGTATGAGCTTAAAAAGCTGGAAAACGAAACCAGAAACAGGGTTGCCTGTGCTCTTGACCATATCAACACAGAAAAACAATTGCAAGACAACTTCCCGGAAGCCTATAAGATTTTGATAGAAATCAAGGGCAAGCAAAAAGAAGAAAACAAGTGTGATTCTGTAGAGAATACCAGAGCATTCCTTTTATCCTTAGACAAATAAAAATCATGACAAAGAAGCAAAAAGAATTGGAAGGCAAAATCATAGAAGCCAACCAAAAATACAGAGAAGGTGCTCCTATCATGAATGACAAGGAGTATGATCTTTTGATCGACCAATTGAAAAAAGAATATCCTGATAGCGAAATCCTGACAAAGCCTATTATTGAAGAAAACAAAAAGGGTGACCGGATGGAAAAGTTGCCGTATCCTATGTTTTCTTTGGAAAAGGTAAAAACAATCAGTGAGATTAGAAGATGGGTTAAAGATGTATGGGAACTTCACCCAAATGACAAAATTGTCATTACACCTAAATATGACGGCATTTCCCTTTTGGTGGACGAATCGACAAATGAATGCTGGACAAGAGGTGACGGAGTAGAAGGACAAAGAAGTGACCGGCATTACGAATATATCAATCATGGCAACCCTATGGGAAAGAAATCTTGCTTTACTTTTGGTGAAGCCATTATTCCTGTCGGTATGTTTTTGAAAAACGTAAAACCTCTTGGTTACAAAAGTGCAAGAAATTCTGTGGCAGGAGCTTTCAATGCAGACGAAATGAATCCGCAGGTTTTAGGGAACACCGCTTATATCCGATACGGTATCATGGACTTGGATAGGGACAAATCTTTGCAACTTGCAGAGCTTTACAATACCTATGAACCGTATGCTACGCAGTATTGGGTGACTTCTGCTTCTATTTTCGATGACGAAAAATCCGCTTTTGATTACTTGAATGAACTGTTTGAGCTTACCAAAAATTTCAAATGTGACGGTCTTGTAATTGAAGTGGATAACAAGAATATTCGTAATGCTTTGGGTAGACTTCCTAATGGAAATCCGCGTTATGCTATTGCTTACAAAAACCCGGATTGGCAGGAAAGATACACAACCAAAGTTATTTCTATCGAATGGGGTATTTCAAAAGATGGGAAAAGCAAGCCTGTAATCGTTTTTGAACCGGTTGAGTTTGATGGTGCTACGGTTACACGCTGTACCGGTTACAATGCAAAATACATTACTGATAACCATATTTGCCCTAATGCTTATATAGTGGTCACAAGAAGTGGAGATGTTATCCCCAAACACTTGGAAACGTTAAAATACAGTATTGAGTGCTTTGAGGGGATGTGTGATAGCATGATGTTCTGTCCTTCTTGCGGAGAGCCTTTGAAATGGGATACAACCCTAACCGACCTTGTTTGTGTAAATTCTAATTGTGATGAAAAAGCGATAAAACAACTTGTCTATTTCTTTGCTACATTGGGCACAGAAGAAATGCAGGAAGCAACTGTAAGAAAACTCTATAAAGGTGGACTTTTCTCTATCGAGGACATCATAAACGTAACAAAAGAGGAACTTGAAAAGATCGAAGGAATAGGTAAAAGCCTTTCCAAAAAACTGCGAAAGCAATTTGATTCCTATGTAGACGATGGAGTTCCTTTTGCAAGAATTCTGACTGCTTACAATGTGTTCGGTGGTGTAATAGGAGAAAAGACTTGCCAGATGATTTTCAACAGCCTCACCAAAGACCAGATAGACTATATGTTCGAAAACGAGGAAGTTCCTATGAAAGACTTGCTTTCTATTGATGGTATTGCCGAGACTACTGCAAAATCTTTCAATGACGGACTAAAGGCATTCTTTGATCTTTGCAGTGGTACACCTGTTTCTATTTCTTTTATCCAAGAAGAAACGGTGGAAAACGACAATCCCGAATCAGTTTGCTTTACAGGGTTCAGAAACAAACAGTGGGAAGAACGTCTTGTAAAAGAAGGCCACAAAATTGTTTCCAGTGTATCTAAAAACACCACAATCCTTGTAACAAAAGACAAAGAAAGTTCTTCATCCAAAATAAAAAAAGCTAAGGATTTGAACATTCCTATTTTGACGCCAGAAGAATTTGAAATCAGAATAGGATGGAAAGAGATATAGAAGACTGGATCAATGACTTCGAGGATGAAGAAACTTATGATCCTAATGAAGACGATCAATTCGAGTAGTTTAATTTGACATAAAAACGAATGAATAAGATTTACAGGGAGGTAACTTTCAACTTCATGAAAGTATTGAATAAAGCCGGGTTTAGGACAAATGCCAGAAGTTTTATTTCCATGCGGTCTGTAGACAAGATTATCTCCCTACTCTTTGAAGTCATATTCGACAAACTGGAAAGAGACGGAAAAGTCAATATCAAGAATTTCTGTATCATTAAGAAAATCAAGTGTAAGAATGACAAGTATTATTTTGAATTTATAGACAATAGAAAGAAATGAATACTAATTTTGAAACAAAATTTGGAGGTGGTAAGTCAGCAACAGTAGAATGGTACACGCCACCTTACATTATAGAAGCGTTAGGAGATGATTTTGATCTTGATCCTTGTGCTCCTAAAAAAGATTGGTACACTGCAAAGAAATGCTTTACCAAAGAAGATGATGGACTTGTACAGGATTGGAAAGGGTTTGTATTTCTTAATCCACCTTACTCAAATCCTACGATAAAACTATTTATGAAAAGGTAACTATATACCAGTTTGCAGAACATAAGTAATCTATTAATTTCTATTTATTGTACTATGTACACTATTTGTTTCATATCTTTACCATATTTAAAAATGAACCATTATGATAGATATAAAATCATTCAATTCATTGATAGAACTTACAGATGCTTTCCCAACAGAAGAAGTATGTTTAAAGTATCTGGAAAGTTTAATATGGGAAGATGGTGTGGTATCGCCTTTCGATCCAGAATCAAAAGTGTATGTGTGCTCCAATAATAGGTATATCTGTAAAAACACAGGTAAATCATTCAATGTTAAAACGGGAACAATCTTTGAGAACACAAAGTTGCCGCTAAGAAAATGGTTTATGGCTATCTGGTTGGTTCTTTCTCACAAGAAAGGCATATCATCTTTACAGTTGTCAAGAGATATAAAAGTTACCCAAAAGACAGCATGGTTCATGTTGCAGCGTATTAGAGAATGTTTAATGTGTAAAAACGAAGGGAGGTTGGAAAATGAAGTAGAAGCAGATGAAACCTTTGTAGGCGGGAAGAACAAGAATCGCCACAAGGACAAGAAAGTAAAGAAATGTCAAGGTCGAAGTTTTAAAGATAAGACTCCTGTTTTGGGAATGGTTGAGCGAAAAGGGGAAGTCGTTACAAGAGTTATCAAAAGTACGTCCAGAAGCGAAATAACTCCTATAATTCAGCAATTCGTAGACAAAAGGGCTGTTTTATATACTGACGAATGGGGAGGATATGACGAGATTGACAAATCCTATTACCATTACACGGTCGATCACGGCAAAGGACAGTATGTGAATGGAAGAATATATACCAATACGATAGAAGGCTTTTGGACAGGCTTAAAAAGAGGCTACATCGGGATTTATCATTACATGAGTCCAAAGCATCTACAACGGTATGCTAATGAGTTTACTTTCCGGTACAATACCAGAAAGGTTAGTGATTTTCACAAATTTAATTTGTTACTTTGTAACATTAAATATCGTATAACCTACAAACAACTGATTGCATGAGCAAGAAAGGAATGACAACTGGGGAAGAATTTGAGGATTTTTTAAAATTTGCAATGAAATACCGTCCTCAAAAAAGAAGGACTAAAAGCAAGTCAAAAGAAAAAACATGCTTTACGCCTTCCGAAGTAAGGGATATTTTCAAGCAAAACAACTTGACTGACGAGTCTTTGTACAAGAGATTGCTGGGAATGGGCGAAAGTTCCGATAATGCAAAAGTATTAGTGCAAAGAATCCTTCATCCTACTGAAAAGGATTTGGAATTGGAACAGTCGGTTAAAGAAAAAGACCTTTATTTAGACTGATCTTCTTCTTTGCTTGTTTCATCTTGAAGGTCTGAATCTTCTAAGATTACACCTAAAACGGGTATGACATCTTTATCCAGTACAATAGCAGAGCATTTCTGACACATATAACCGGAAGGAGTTTTTACCCACTTATGTTTACAATCAGTTTTCATAAAATATTAAAAATCATGAATATTGATTATTTTAAGTTTTCAGTTCCCTTTTCTCAATTAAAAAAGAAAGCAGACTCCTTAAAAATAACGGAAGAAAAATTTAAGGAAAGAGCTATGTTATTTCTTTCTAAGGAGGAAGCATCAAATTTTACTCGTTCAGTTTTTCATCCAACTAAAGAAGATATAGAAGATGATAAAAAACATTGCCACTATCTTTTAGGAAAAGGTGTAAATTTTGAAAACCTTCAATCAGAATTATCTTCTGATCCATTATTCGAAGGATTTTCTCTTTGATTGTTGTTTCGTTTTGAAGATTCTATAGTATAAACCATTTGTATTTCTCCACAATGAGGACATTTTCTTCCATGATGTGGAAACAAAATTACATCTTTAAATTCCTTATGACATTTAGGACATACAACGATTTTCCAATTTTCCATAATATTCATTTTTAAGTTCGCGACAAATGTAATAGTTTATTCTTACATGTCAAAATATATTCTTACATTTGCGGTGTCCAGAGGGACTATTGTGGAATTTCAGGAAGTGCCTTTTTCTGTTAAAGTCGCCAATTTTTAACAACACGCAAGGCACAAGTGACTCGCTATATCAAGTGGGTTGCTTGTCTGCGCGTGTACAGGGGTTTGGCGACACCTAACAGAAAAGCGGATAGCAGCCCACTTCTTTTTTGATAATCATTCCTTTGTTGGCTGTTGGAAGGAGCAAAACAACAAAAGTATGGAAGCAAATTCGACAGAACCAATTAAGAAATGTTCCAGATGTGGTACAGTGTTAAATGACAAACCTAAATTTTGTCCTAATTGTGGTAGCAAAATACTTTGGGAAAACAAAAAGACAGAATACTCTATGGCTCATAATGTCCTTAAAGTTTTCTTCTCCATTCTCCCTTTTCCTGTTATTGTTATTTTTTTAGGAATAATGTTTTCTTTCATTTATGCTCTCTTTTTTGACAATGATGGAATAAAAGTTACAGAGCCTAAAAAAGAGAGAACGGAAGCGGATATAAAAAGAGATAGTATAACGACTGAAATTGCAAAAGAAGCGAGAGTAACATTTCAAGAAATCAAATCTTTTGAAAAGGAAGTAAATGGATTGACGGTTGTTTCAATTAGTACGGGGAATCTCCCACTTGATATTTTCCATACTTTGCCAGCTTGTAATATTAAATTGGTAAATGCTGGAAATAGTACAATATCTTGGGATTTGCTCCTTAATTGTAGGGCTGTTGTGGATGATACTCATATTAGTTCTTCCACTTTCTGTGAAGGTACACCAAGCTATAATGATCCCATTTCACAAGGACAGATTGTTAATATAAATTGTTCTCCCGGAATAGGTAGCCTTTACATACCTAATAAACAATGGGAGAAATCTAAAATCGTTATAGAAATACTCAAAGAAGGGAAATCTATTCTTAAACTTCCTATCAAAAACGAAACAATAGATATGACGCAATTTTTACGATGATTAGAAAACTTAGTGAATATTGCAATTAAAAATGAGAATAATAAAAACTAATTAAAAACAACGGTAACTTTGTACCAGTGCAAACTGGTATATAGTTACCTATGAAAAAATTATCAGAACACAATAATGGAATAGCTCTTATTTATGCACGAGTAGGAAATACAATGTTTCATGAATTTATATGGAATAAAGCTACTTCTATTTATTTTTTAAGGAAAAGAATCAGATTTATTGATGAACATGGAAAAGAAGGTGGAAGTCCAGGAACAGATAGTTGCTTCGTTGCTTATGGAGACAAAGCTGACAATATTCTTAAAAATTTATCATTATCAGGTAAATACATAAAATTGAATCAATGACATACTACTACAAGGAAAAAGATTATTGGTATTTTGCCGGATTGGACAAGGAAGCTCTGCATAGACTTAAATTCATTTCTTCTTACAAAAGAAATACTGCTAACAAAGAGTTGTATATCAAGGCTGATCCTGCAAAAGAAATTCTGCTCAAAGAATTTGTATCGGATTGCAGAATAGAAGAAGTTGATCCTCTTTCTATTGTTCGTACAGGCTGTAAAGCTGAAATAAAGCCTTTTGAGGAACTTTTGTCAAGAAAGGATATAGAACTATTGGTAGAAGGACTTTCTCTTTTGAAAAAGCCGAGAAGCTATCAAATGGACTATCTTTATTACGCTATCAATCACGGAAACCATGTAAACGGTTCTTCGGTCGGAACAGGAAAAACCGCTTCGTCCATTTTCTATGCAGAAATCCTTGATCTTTTCCCTTGTATGGTGGTATGTCCGGCTTCTGTAAAATCCGGCTGGCTAAGAGAGTGGAAAGAAACAAATCCCAATAGACGGGTATCTGTCATTTCCACTACTTCGCCGGCAGAAGATTTTGATGCCGATGTTCTTGTAATCAATTACGACATTCTGGGAAGAAGAACAGAAAAGAACGGCAAGACCTCTATAGAAATAAGGCTGGACGGGATGAAGAAAAAGACATTCTCCCTTGTCATAGCCGATGAAATCCATTTTCTGAAAAACAGGAAATCCATACGGAGTAAAACATTCAAAAAGTTGACGGGAAAATCCTCTGCCATCATAGGGTTAACCGGTACGCTTATCATGAACCGTCCGTCAGAACTGTTGAACATACTTGCACTTATAGGAAGATTGAAAGAGATTGCGCCGGATGACCCTTACCATCACTATTTCTTTGAAAGATATTGCAACATGAAAGAAACTTTTTTTGGAATGGATGTGACAGGTGCATCCAATATCAAGGAACTGAACGACCTTCTCATCAAATGTTGCTATTTCCATGTAAGTAAACGGGATGCTTTAAAAGAGCTTCCGCCTGTAACCGAAAACATGGTGGAATGTGAGATAACCAACAAGAAGGCTTATAAGGCTGCGGAAGAAGACTTGCTGGAATTTATCTTCAATCATTTCAAGGATGAAGAAAAGGTAGAAAAAGCCGCAAGGGCGGAGTTTTTGGTAAAGATGAATCTTCTAAAGCAGCTTTCTTTGGAAGGAAAGGTGAAAGCAATCAAAAAATGGATAGAAGAATGGCTGGAAGCAAACGAAGATGATAAATTGCTCGTATTCGGTTCTCATTCCACTATTTTGAAAGACATTCAGAAACTTTTCAAAAACAGCCTGCTTGTCATAGGTGAGACGACCGGAAAGAAAAGGGAAAAGGTATTGTCTGACTTTTCTTTCGATCCTTCCAAAAGACTTTTGTTTGCCAATATGGGATGTCTGGGTACAGGGGTGGATGGACTTCAAAAGGTTTGCTCAAACATGGCTATTTTGGAATTGCCACCTCGTCCAAGCGATCTTGTACAGGTAATAGGAAGATTGGAAAGGAGCGGACAGGAAAATCCGGTCACAATCCAATACTTGCTTTCATCTTCTACCATAGACAAGGATTTATGGGAAATGTTGAAAAACAAGAAATCGGTAACCGATATGTTGAATAAGGGTTTTGAGGACGATTCAAGTCTGATGATTTTAAAAAGTTATGGCGAAAAAGCAAAGAAAAGGAAAGGTTCTTGAAGTTTGGACAGACGGCAGTTGCTATGCAAAACATCCTAAAAGGCTGGGTGGGTCTGCCGTTTACATCAAATGGAAAGACAAGGAATATCACATAAGAAAAGGGTTTTCTCATACCACCATAGGCAGAAGGGAAACGGAAGCCGTTCTAATGGCTTTAAAGGCTATTAAAAAGGATTTAAGGGCAACCGTTACCTTCTATATAGACAGCCAATACGTAGCTGATCAATTAAAATACAGATTCGTAGATTGGGTGAAAGAAGACTTGCGTGTAGAGAATCAGGACTTGTGGGACAAAATCTTCATGGAAGTCTTGAAACACGCAAAACTAAGAATAAAGGTCAAATGGATTCCGGGACATAAGAAAGATTACAATGATCCTATTGTTTGTGGAAATTTCATTGCCGACTATTTAGCGGATTACAAAAAATTCAGTAAATATGAAAAAGATCGTCGTGTATAATAAGCTAATCCCTTTCAAGGGATATGTAGCAATGGCCGTTTTTCCTTTTATTTTTGCAAGGAAAGAATATAAACCATTGGCAGAAAGAATAATAAACCATGAATCAATTCATCTAAAACAGCAAATAGAGCTTCTTGTCCTACCTTTCTTTTTGTGGTATGGGATAGAATGGGTTGTAAGATTAATTCAATACAAGAGTTTTAAAGAGGCTTACAGAAACATTTCTTTTGAAAGGGAAGCGTACGATAACGAATGGGACGAAGAATATTTGGATGGCATAAGAGAGCCGTTTGAGTTCCTACACTATCTAAGAAAAGAAGACTAACAGCAATAAAAGCAAACGAAAAGAATTATGGAATGGAGCAAGTATCAATTGGCTATTTTCGATGCTTACGAGAATACCAATAAAAACATAGTGGTAGAAGCAACTGCGGGGTGTTTGGGTAAGGACACTCCCATATTAATGTACGATGGCTCTATCAAACCTGTCCAGGATATAAGAGTAGGTGATAAGGTGATGGGTGTAGATTCAACACCAAGAAACGTTTTATCGGTATCAACAGGTATTGATAAGCTATATAAAATAAAACCAGTTAAAGGTGATAGTTGGATTTGTAATAGTCAGCATTTATTGACTGTTTATGATCAAAATATAGCAAGAAACAATAAGGTAAAAAAAGAAGAAAATCAATTAAATCCTTTGGTAGACTATCCTATATCTAAAATCTTGAAGAGACCTGTTGAAAAAACAACAGGAGCAAAGATGAAACTTCAATTACAAAGGACTGGAGTTGATTTCCCTGAACAGGAATTGCCACTTGATCCTTACTTTGTAGGATTGTGGATAGCAGAAGGAAGCAAAAATAAAAATGATGTTTCTAATTTTTCTATAAATGAAAATGATACAGTATTAATAAACTATCTTGAAAATTTTAAATTTGAAGGAGAAAAGGTATCTGTACATAAAAGAAAAGAAAGAGGCTGCTATGGCATAAACGTGAAATTGAGAAAAGGTAGAATAAATCCTATTAGAGCAATATTAAAAAATTTTGCCAAAGAAAAGGGGCGTTTGAATATACCAAAAGAATATTTTATAAATTCACAGGAAAACAGGCTAAATCTTATTGCCGGCATATTAGATGGAGACGGACACCTTGATAACAATAATTGCTATCAATTAATTACTAAATACAAAGAAATATCTGATTTGGTAGTATTTCTTTGTAGAAGTCTTGGTTTAGCAGCGTATTGTTGTAAAAAGATTGGAAGAATAAAATCTTTAAACTTTGAGGGGGAATATTATAGCATTAGTATTAGTGGCAATACAAATATTATCCCAGTAAAGGTGGAGAGAAAAAAAGCAAAAGAAAGAAAACAAATAAAAACAGTTTTAAGGACAGGATTTTGGATAGAAGAAATAGGCGTAGGAAAATGGTATGGATTTAAAGTTGACAAAGATGAAAGATTTCTATTAGGAGATTTTACTATCACTCATAATTCAGGTAAAACACATACACTCAAAGAGCTATGCAATCGGACAAAAGAAGGTACAAGTTGTTTGTTTATGGCTTTTAACAAAAGTATTGCAGAAGAGCTAAAAACAAAACTACCTACTACAGTAGAGTGCAACACTTTTCATTCAATGGGACTTCGTACATTAATGAAAAATTTTCGATTCCGAATGCAGCTTGAAGAAAACAAATGCTTTTCTCTTTGTATGGAATTATTTGATTTTAGAAAAAAGGAGTACAAAGAGAAAATGCGATATTATTTTGCCTTACAAGAATTATGGGAAAAGATTAGGTTGTCGCTTTGTGAAATCAACGAAAGAAATGTCTCTGCGCTTTGTATTGAATATGATTTGGATTATGAAAATTCAATGATAAATGATCTGAATAAAATCAATGAAAGGTGGAGAAAGGATTGTGCCAAAATACAAGACAACAAATCTTTCAAAATGGACTTTCCAGACATGCTATGGATTCCATATAATTTTGTGGATGAGATAAACTTTCCTAAGTATCAAGTTGTTATGGCAGATGAAGGACAGGATTTATTCACACTTCAAAAGGAAATTTTACAAAGATATATCAAACCAAGAGGAAGGTTTGTTGCTGTAGGAGATTCAAAACAGCTTATTTATAATTTCATGGGTTCCGATTTGGACGTATTCAATTCTATAAAAAGAATGTCCAATACCATTTGCCTTCCCCTTTCTGTTACTTACCGGTGCGCAAAGAAAATTGTTGAAAAAGCAAACGAAGTATTTCCTGGTACTGAATGTGTTCCCACAGCAATAGAAGGTGTCATAAGAAGTGGTGATATTTTTGAAGCCGAAAGCGGAGATTTTATTCTTTGCCGGAACAACTATCCATTAGTTGCTACTTTTATTATGCTATTAGAAAAAGGAAAGAAAGCATCCATCATGGGACGGGATTTTGGAGAAAGTCTTTGCCGGCTTTTAGATGGACAGGAACGCTTGGACGACCTATACCTCCTATTAGACGATAAAGTCTCTAAATTAAAAGGAAAAGGTCTGTCTGAAATCGCTATTACCAACAACGCTTCTTATGTGACATTGAAAGAAAAAGTTTCTATCATTGAAATTCTATACAAGCGTTTTCCTGGTTCTTTTTTAGCTTTGAAACAAAAGATCAAAAACATTTTCTCTGACGATAAAACCGGCATCATTCTTTCTACCATACACAAAAGCAAAGGGTTGGAAGCAAAACGGGTTTTCTTTTTAAATCCTGAATTAATTCCTTCCAAGTTTGCAAAGACACCTAAAGCCTTGTATGCAGAGGATTGCTTGAAGTTCGTTGCTATTACAAGGGCAAAGGAAGAACTGGTTTATTGCCATATAGATACAGAAGAATCGCCTTTATAAGTAACAAACAAAAGAAAGAAAAACTGACAATTTTACGTATTTTAACTATAAAAGAGCGATTATGTAACAGTATAATGTTACATTTGCAACATCAAAAACTAAGAAGATGAAAAAGAATAAATTTTATATTATTGTTCCTCATGAAAATGGGAAAATTTCGCTTTTCAATGCAAGCAAAATAGAAGAGCTGGGATCTTATTTACCTTCTATGGAAGCTGTAAAGACAAACATCGAGCTTCAAATGGCAAAATGGAGAAAGGATCATTCCTATAAACCGCAACCGTTAATGTTGGGTGTTCCTTTGGATGTATTCTTGAAAGTGAAAGCCATTACAAAAGGCAAATGGAATGAGATACCTTTGAACCAAGGCTGTAATGGCGTACCATCCGTTCTTCTTATCCCTAATAAAAAGGAAGATGGGGAAGAATGACGGAATCACAAAAGATGTCCTTGTTGCTTTAGACAGTGACGCAAGAGCCATGAGATGTGATGAGATATATGAAACCGGGCATCTCACTCTTGCAGTCACATTAAAAAATCATTCAGAATTTGGGAGGGAGCTTGCAGAGTGTATCAAAGATGATTACAACCATGTAATGAATTTTACTTTGAATACCGGGGACAGTTTCAAAGCAACAGCAGGGCTTCTTGTAATGGATATGTGGGGAAACTGGATGTCTTTGTTATCGGCAGAGGGGATACCGCTTTTTTCTTATGATTTTTCCGCATGGAGAAAGAAAGCCAAGAAGTTTTTATACATAGAAAAAGCATCTTTTCTTCCCGACCCGGAGATAACCTACAATTTCAAGATGGAATCACCGTCCAAGAATTTTGTTATTGTTCCAAGAGGTAGCGAAGGGTGCGATTTTACAAAAGGAATTATTTTACAATCATTAATCTAATGACAGTATGTATTTCGAATCAACTATAAACTATTGGACAGACAATCCAGACGGTTTTAAACCACCTAGAATACCTGTTAAAAGAACTATTCTTGTTAGGGCTTACACCTATACGGAAGTAGAAGCGATCACTACTGATTGGGGAGAAAAAGAAACAGACGAGGACTTTAGGATTTCTCCTATCAAGGAAACAGATATTATTTCTGTAGTAGGGAATGGAGAGAAGTTTTTCAAAGTCGTTTCCTATTACCCGGAGACAACTCCTAAAGGAAAAGTAAAAATGCAGAAAGTTGTTTTGATGGCTCGGTCTGATTCCGACACGGAAGCCATAGAAAGAACAAAACTGTATTTTGATTTTCTGTCGGATATTGAAGATCTGGTTATAAAGTCGGTTACATTGACTGAATTAGAAACATACATAGAAATAGATTAATGTCATGAATGTACTTAGCTTGTTTGACGGGATGTCCTGTGGACAGATAGCGTTGAAGGAATTGGGAATTGAACCCGACATATATTATGCAAGTGAGATAGACAAGTTTGCAATAAAACAAACCCAGCTTAACTTTCCTGATACAATCCAATTAGGAGATGTAAGGAATATAAAGGTAGCTGATTTAGAGAAAATAGATTTGATTTTAGGTGGAAGTCCTTGCTACAATTTATCTATGATTGGCAAAAGAGAAGGTCTTTCTACAAAAGAAAACATTGAAGTCCTTTCTTTGGAGCAATATCTTGACCTAAAAAGCAAAGGAGTTGAGTTTACAGGTCAATCTTATCTGTTTTGGGAATTTGTTCGTATTTTGGAAGAAGCAAAGAAGATAAACCCAAATGTCCTGTTCCTGTTGGAAAATGTGGAAATGGGTAAAAGATGGGAGTCAGTATTCGATAAGGCTTTAAATACAAAAGGCGTTCACATAAACTCTGCGTTGGTCTCTGCGCAAAATAGGAAACGTATCTATTGGACAAATATAAACGATGGCAGTATTCCTTTGCCGAAAGACAGAGGTCTTGTCCTAAAGGATGTAATGGAAGAAGTCTTGGAAGACAATCGCTTTCTTTCAGAAAAAGCATTGGCAGGGCTACAACGACATCTTGAAAGAAATAAATCCAATGGAAACGGTTTTGGTGCAGATTGCAGAACAGAAAACCAAAAATCCCAAACATTATGTCTTAGTGGTACCGGCAAATATGATCTTGTTTATCAAAAAGACAGAATAAGAAGGCTTACTCCTGTTGAACGTGCAAGATTGCAAACAATACCGGAATGGTATAAATGGGAATGCAGCGCAACACAACAATGCAGGATGCTTGGAAACGGCTGGACAGTAGATGTAATCGTACATATTTTAAGTCATATGAAACTAAATGAAATAGAATAATTTATATATTTTCCATAAATAGTTAAGATTCATTTTGGGAAAGCCGGTCTGTGAAGATACGCTTTCCTGTTTTTCACAAGTACAATTCAAAAACAACAAGATATGAGCAGAAAGAAAGAAACAGAGCTTCAAAAGCTTATTAGACATATTAATTCCATGGATCGTCCGTTTGAATTTTACGATATATCGAGATGCAATTTATTCTTTAACGGTACACTTAGGAAAACTATTACTTATCTTTACAGAGCAGGATTCATAGAACGGATTGAAAGAGGACGTTACAAACGTCTTAAAACAATCCCGGAGAACATGACTACTGTAGAGTTAGAAAAAATGGCTTACAAACGATAAAAACATGGAATTTTCAACAATTTGTATTATAATTCTGGGGATAATAGCAGTTTTCCTATTGGGGATTGTATTTATCCTATGGCTAAGAGTTAAGAACTTGAAAAACTATTGCATGGCAATAGATTCAAGGATCGATTCCGTAAGGCTTAATTATCTCATAGGACTTAGAAACCTCTTGATCCAACAAGAAAGGTTTGAAGATGTAGAATACATAGACGAACTGATCAAAGATGAATATCCCGGTGTAAACCTAAAGGAAGTGACGATAGACGATATGATTAATTTGCTATAAACTTTTTAAAAATCAATTAATTATGGAGATTAAAGTAGATAGAAAATGGAAAAAAGAAAAATATACAATAGGGAGATTGTATATTAATGGTGAATTTATTTGTAACACCATTGAAGACACCGACAGAGGATTGACACAAAGTATGTCGGAAGAAGAAATAAAATCTAAAAAAATATATGGAAAGACAGCTATTCCTTCCGGCAGATATAAAATTCTTATGAATGTGGTCTCCCCTAAATTCAGCCAAAAGGAATTTTATATGAATGTATGTAAAGGGAAAGTTCCAAGACTGGAAGGAATAAAAGGCTTTTCTGGCGTTTTGATTCATTCTGCCGCCACAGCAGACAATGTAGAAGGATGTATAGGGGTAGGATTTAATACAGAAATAGGGAGACTTACTTCTATCAAAGAAGCGTTTGAAAAAGTATATTCTAAACTTTCTTCCTCAAAAGAGGATATCTGGATTACAATTGAGTAAGAAATATATACCTGTATAATTGTTTATAGTTAATCGAGTTGCAAACCTATCAAAAGAAAGGAGGTGAAAACATGAAATAACAAAATCTATTCTAAATTCCTCTATATAAATAAATCTAAGTTTTTAATAAAGGAGGACGCCGAAAATCCTTAACAGAGTAGGCGTATTAACAATCTCGTTGTTAGTAAATTACGTTAATCAAGAAAGGGCTTTGAACACAATCTGTAAAAATCGGTTCTTAGCCCTTTCGTCTTTAAAAACTAATAGTATGCCTTACGAAAAGAAGAATATTGAAACTCCCAAAAAGAAACCTATGATCATTCCGGTAAAGAATGCTGCTCCTGCTTGGACAAAGACAAAGGTACGGAACATTATGCGTGATTCCAAATATCCCGAACTTCATGGAGAGATGTATCTGGGTTAAGAATAAGCCCGGAAAATAGTTTTTGTATTGGGTATGATCGACCGGTCATATTTTGCTTTCAATCTGAACAAGATTTCCCTTTGAAGGGCTGATTCTTGGTTTTTCAGTTTCAATACTGTTCCCCGGTAGTCCGATACAATCCATTTTCCGTCTTTCTTTTCCAAAAGAGACAAACGCGATCTTATATCCCCATTTACAAACACTTTTATAGATGGGGATATTTTTATTTTCGCGTCCTTTACGTTTATCAGATACTTTTTCAGTTCCGGTAGCATTCTTTTCCTTCCGTCACTGCCCGCATCACCTTCCAGATACTTTATAAACTTTTCTATTCCTTTTATCTTCCGGTCTATACTTTCTTCTTTTTCTCCCGACAGGGCTATTTTCAAATTCCGTCTTGTAATAGGTTTTATGATCGTACTTCCCCACAGGAACCCGTTGGAAGGACAAAGCTCATTAAACCTTTCCACTCTTTTTATATAGAGGTTTATCTTTCTTTCCTTGTTCGTCATAGCTCCCTTTCCCTATTTAAGTCGTAAAGTTTTTAATCTGTCCTTTACAGAGGCTTTTCTTTCATCATCTATATAAGTAGCCTCCTGCACTTCATAAGGCGTCATTTCGTCTAAGAACTTCTTGTTTTGCTTTTCCAGTTCTTCCCAATTGGCTGCACGGATCAGATCGCCCGGAAGCATAATCTTTTCCCTACCCAGAATAGTTTTATTGAAACCATTGAAGTCCTTGTAGTAACTTGTTGCAAGCTGATGCACCAATACAGTAGGGTCAAGACCTGATTTTGCAGCGACGAGACCTATTATAATAGAATTGATTGGAAGTGTACGGAACACACGAGAAACGTTTTCTTGTCCGTGTAAGGTGGCGACAATATCAATTTTCCCGTCTACAGTCAGCTTTAGTTCATTTCCCTTTACTTCTTTCCGGGCTTGCTCCAGCATGTTTCTTATTTCCCGCTCGAATATCAATGCCTTTTCTTCCTTTTCTTCTGCAAGGTATTTTTGATACCGGTGCTGTAGGTCTATTATGATAGTGTTTATGATCTGTAGCCGTCCAGCTTCCGTTGCTACCTTATATTGGTTGGATGAAGCAAGAAATACGGCACGTTTGCTTTCGATTTCCGCTTTCTTTTTGGCGAAGATGGCTTGCAGTTCCTTTTGGGTAAGTTTTATCTTCTTTTCTTCCTTTAGGATTTTCTGGACATCATCAACGCCGTTCATCTCCCCAAACAGTTTCACGATATAGGACATGATCTCCGGCGTGACGGAAGAAAGCATTTCTTTTCGATAAATGTCGTTGAATACCTCTTTGCACCTCTTTATTTCTTCTATGAGAGGTATAACATACATTTCTTTATGTCGTTGTGCTTTCTTTACGTCCGATTCCTTTCCGCCGTGACGAAGGATAAAACCCTTTGCTGAGTAACTTTTCAAATCGGCCGTAATCTCTTCCCCATCCTTACCTTCAAAGACAAAGAAACGGTAAGACGATTCAGAAAGTGCCCTTTCTGCCGTTTCCAAAGCGACAAAAGCGTTTTTTAGCTCACTGGAAGCGGTCTGGATCACTTCTGGAGCTTGTTCTATTATTTCCACAAAGTCCTTTTGGGAAATAGCCGGTAAATCTTTATTAGTAAGTTGTTTCCCCTTCTGCATTGTTCAATTCTTCGATTTGAGATTTGGAAAGCTGTGCACTATTATATTCAAAACATTCTGATTTGTCCACATAAGGACATTCGATTTTGTATCTACAGTTATCGCAAACTATAGAAGGTTTGTCTACAGACTTTTGTAACTTCATTTTGACAAAAATTTAATGGTTGTTTTTATTATGTGACAAAACTACACTAAAGAAAGGACAAAAACAAAAGTCCTTACCTATACATCGCGTACCGGTAAGGACGGCAAATAATAACATAAACTAATTAAACTACTAAATACCAATTGAATAACTAAACTAATAATATAACAAACATAAAATTTTCTACACATAGCAAAGATATACAAATCTTTTTCTTTGGAAAGGCTAAACACTTTCAAAATATGCAACCTCTTTAAGCTGATACATTTTCAGTCTTTCTCCGTTTTCTATTTTGTAGCCGACATATACCAATTTATAAAGGAACTGATAAAAGTTGCCCGGCAAAAATTTCTTTTTGTTTTTCTTTAGGATATTCTTCACAAAATATCCTTTACAGAAAAAACCTTGTAACTTTTTTGAATCATTCAATAGAAGCACATTCACAATATCTACAGATTTGTTCAAATAGAAGCACGGCACGCCGGCATTGTATTTCCATGTTACAAACTTAACATTGTCTTTTGTGTAATACTTCATTCTATTCTTTCCTTTTTCTTTCCTTATCTGCCTTTTAGAGACAAACAAGGAAAGAAATTTATTTAACCTGATCATAGTGTTACATGTTTTCGTTTATCTTTTGTAATACACTTTGCAGCACACTATCACCGTTGAAAGTTGCTTCTACTACAGTGTCTATACTTCCATTATCATAAGTAAACACTATTTTCCCGGTTTTATCATATAGCTTTATATCCTGTATAACTTTTAACTCTTTTGGGCTATCCTGTTTTACTTTAGACGTGATGCTTTCCAGGTCAAGTCCGGTTACTTCTATCATATCGTCCGTATAGTCAGAGACATTAAAGTCAAAATAACTTTTATTCTCTTTGTCTCGGACAAAGTTATATGCTTCAAACTCATTTTTAAACGTCTTTTCTTTTCCGTTCTTGAATAGGTGGAATGTTTGTGCGTTCGGTTGCTCCCAACTATAACCGTCTTTCTCCATAAAGAAAAATACTTTGTTTGTAGCATGTCTTTTTAAATTTATCAAAGATTGCTCCAAAAAATCAGAGAAAGGAATGCTTGTATTTATATCCTTTTCTATATGAACGCCTACTTTTGTGTTTATCTCTAAAATTTCTGTGTAAGCCCAAACGCGAATCTCACGTATAAGGCTATCACCGTCTTTGGAGACACAAAAAATATTGTTGTCTTTGTCTATAGTGACACTCAAACCTTTGCTATTCAAATATTCTATCACTCCATCTAAAGAACACCCGGTAAAATATTCTTTTTCGCTTGTTTCCGTTACGTTTGCAGTACTTTCTTTGCTCTCCTGTAGGTTTGTATCATTTTTGATTTCCGGCGTTCTTACAGGCTTAGTATCTGTGTCCGGTTCTTTTGTTTCTCTGTTAGTCTTTCTGCTTTCCCTTGCTTTGTTTCAAGGCTTTCGCAGTTTGCGATATAGGCGTAAACGTCTTTCAATGTATATACGCCCGGTTTTTCGTTTTTAAAAAGTTCTTGGAAGTATGTTTTTGCAATTGCCAACAATTCTACAAAAATTTCCATAAATAAAGTATCTGTGTTATTATTAGTTGCTTTCATTTTTAATATCTCCTATTAGTTTATATTATTGTTAATAAATTGTTTATGCTTTATAAATTGATTGATAAAATAGGTAGGGTCATTATTCCCTACCTTTGTCCAGGTTCGTTACCTCTATTCCTTCTGGTAGGGTGTTACTGCACACAAGTTCGTTGATTAAATCAGAAGGAACCTTTTTGCAGCAATCTAACCAATTAAAACAAAGCTCGTTTCTATGATCGTAAAGGGTAACGTTATCCCAACTTATGCCGAAAGAGACAACCGCCTTTTTTACTTCGTAAATTCTTTTTGCCTTTTCTACAGCTTTAGCAAATTCTTTTTCAATCTCTGCAAGTTCTTCTAACCGTTTCTTTGTTCTTGCAGTTTCTTCACGCGCTTGTTTCATTTCTTTTGTCGCGTAACCATGTTTGAACAAATAGGCCATGTCGTTACACTTTTCTGCGTCAAATTGCTTGTAAACTTTATCCTTATTTTCAATTTTCAAGGTTAAGCCCGTTTTTGCTTCCATTTCCTGAATAGCTTCCTTTGCTTGCTTTTCCCAGGCTTCAGCGACGCCCAAACGAAATACGAGATAATAAAATAAATCTTTGTTGTCTGAAGCGTTACGTAACGTTTCGATTACTTTCAAATTAGAAATATTATACATTTCCGCTATTTGTTCATTTGTTTCGCCTTCATTGATGTGAAAGCGAATGTCATCTATAAACATTGGCTGCCCTAAATGATTGCAAGTATGCAGCTTTTCAAACATAGAAAGCTCAGGTTTTAAGTAGGCGACAATGTCACCTATTGCGCCGGAAATCAAAGTATAATACCGTCCATTTCTTTTTTTAACCTTAATTTCGCCGGTAAAACTAAAGGTTAAATGTCCGTTTTTGCAATCATCATTTAACCCAATATAGTAGGCAAAGGAATAACATTTACCGCCTTCAAAAAGATAATCATATACTTGTGTGTCCTCTTTAAAGAACTTAGAAAATAATCCAGAGAAACCAATACGATTTACAGTTACCTTGTTTTCGTTGTTATTTACTGTAGTTGTCATAGCTTTATTGCGTTTTGTCAAGGTTTGCGCACCTTGTTTAATTAGTTTAGTTAGTTGCTTTATTAATAAGTTAAAATTTGTACTTTGTACCCGTCGTTCCCGGAAAACTGATATATTTCGCTTGTTGCTTCTACATATTCGCTTTCGACTATATCCAAGCAGCCTTTCATTTTTCCGTCAAAAGAATAGGTCTTAAGCTCCTCAATAAATTCTGCACAATCACCCTGTAATAGGGTTAAACCACAACCTCCATTTCCCAAAGTTGCTACAACAATAGTATTGTTGTTTTTCAGTTCTGTAGCAATAAATTCAAAAATTTGTTCTTTTGTTCTCATGATCTCTATTTGTTTATGTTATTACTTGTTTTCTTTGATACAAATGTAACACTTTAATGTTACATACCAAAGGTTTTATAGTTAAGAAAGGTTAATTTGATGATTTTTCTTTGTTTTGTTTGTTACTTATAAATGATTTTTCAACCAAAATATAAAGTAAAACTAAAACAATAGGAACAGATAAGATAACATGCAAAAAATTCTTTTCGTCTATAAATAGAATAATAAGAGTGATAACGAAAGAAATAAATACCATTTTCAATGCCTCTAATATTACTTGTATAGCTTTCGTGTTCATAACTTTATTGTTTTACTGTTTATTAAAGTGTATTATTTACATTTATTTTATAGGACTTTCCAAAGGAAATGCCGCGCTTTGTGCTCTCAATAGGTGTAAAAGTTACATTATTTCCGTTCCTGTCAACTCCACAAATGCCTTTAGCACCTGTTTTACTTTCCCTACAAAATTGCTTTGCTTTTTGAAGGCTGGAGAACTCCAGCCCGTCAACTATCCATTTATACACCCTATTCATTGTATTTGCAAATTTGATAATAGTTCAATCGCTTTTTCGTTTCCTTTGTTTGCTTCTTGCTGCAATTTCTCCAAAGTAGTAAATTTTCTCCCACCATTTACACCAATTTTTCGACATAGAGAAATAAACGTACTGTGTAAAATTTCTTCACCCTTATAAATATACTTTGTTTTCATATCCTTATCGCTTTAAATCCTTAAAAATCAAATGTTTCTCGCAAATTGTTTGCAAGTTCGTAAATATCAATGCCTTCAAACACTCTATTATATTTATTTTCTTGCTTACATAACGCGTTCCATAAAGTAGGCGTATTTCCTTCTTGCTGGCAAAATTCGTTTTTGTCTAAAAATTCGTTTTTGTAAAGAATGTCCTGTAAAAACGAATAAAACATTTCTATTGTTTCCTTTCTATCTTTGTCAGTAACGCCACAACGGAAATTTCGAAAACTATCGAACCAATCAAAAGATAATTTTTTGCCTTCATAGCTCACTGTTATTATATAGTGGTTGTGCGATTCCGGGTATTTGTTATCCCATTTGCAAACCTTTGTGTTTGAAAGCAAACATTTAATTTTGATTGCTTTACCTTCGTAGGAGATAGAAGTTACTTTGCTATCGCCGTTATCCGTTATCGCCGGCTGATCGTTAAATCTTTCTTCTTCGTTGTTAATAAATTCTTGTACTTGCTTTGTACTAATTCTCTTTGCTTTCATAATGCTTGTTAATTTAATTAGTTGTTATTATTAGTTGTTTTTCGATATACAAATGTAACACTTTAATGTTACATACCAAAGGATTTATAGTTAAGAAAGGTTAATTTGATGATTTTTCTTTGTTTTGTTTGTTACTTATATCAAATTAAAGGCGGAGCGAAAGCGCACTTAGCGCGTGCGGAACCTTTAATTTAAAACAAATAGTTATAACCCAATACCAACAAATAAAACCTTATTTAGAATGAATCTAAATAACCAACTACACAAATAAGTGATTATCAACAAATTAATCAAAATTCTATGAAAATAGAAGGAAAGAATGAGAAAAAGTATGTCGAAAAACCTATAACAAAAAAAGTTATAACGAATAGAAAAAAGAAGGAAATCAAAGGAATGTAAATATGAAAATGTTAGATAAGTAGGTATAAAAATGTGATTTGTGACTTTTTAGATTATGCTTCAAAATTTAGATTATATGATTTTATTAAATGCAGATATTTCTTTTTGTATGGTTTGTAAACTTTGGTATATCTCTATTAGGTGCATATTTTAAAATTTAGTTTTGAAACTTAGAATTTATAATTTTAGAGGTGTTTATGTATGTAATTGTCCGCCTCACCTGCCATCATCCTCCCCAAAACATTTCCCTCCTATCCCTCTATTTCCCTACCTTTTCCACTATTCATGTACCTTCCAGAGTGTTTGCGATTGTGTTTGCTTCCTACTTTTCTCTTCTATTCCTATAGTTGTTAATCACCTTCTATATCTATTTTTATACTCTATACATTGCCTTTCTTTTTTACGGGAGTTATATATCTATTGTTTTTAAAAATGAGTCTATGTCGCTGCAACGCGCCATATACGACTCATTTTTGAGAGCTATACCAATACCAAAATGTACCTATTTTCACCCGTAAAACCTCAAAACTTTTCATTTTTGACACTAAAATAGGTAAATTACTTATTGTATAATTTTTTAATCGTTCCAAAAAATCGAGTTTTTAAAGTAAAAACAAATAACTTGCTAAAAATCAATATTTTAAATGAATCAATTTTTCGAGTACACACTATAGGCAAAAAGAGTTTGACTTATTGTACTTTTTACAATGAAAATAGGGATATTTTAAGCTAAAACCTTTCAAATTTGACACAAATAACTCTATTTTGATATAATAAGGCGTTATCTACATATACAGGTATCATATATAACTTCATGTACATTTATACCTTCTTTTGTCCTGGATATATCCTTATATTTGATTTTTCCTATATATATTATATATAATATATATAGGAACTTTTGCTTTTTGGCATCTCTTAGTTACCGATCTATTGCCGTTGTGTCACTTCTTCTGTCTCTATAGGTGCTATAACTTCAAGTTATACTCTCTTACCTCTCTTTGCACCTGTTACTCTTTTGCTTCTCCTTTTCCCGTTCCTGTGATCCAATTCCATAATCTCAAATAATCGTTTTTAAGGCTTTATTTTTATCTGGGTGGTATTGGTGTATCATTTTGAAAAGAAAGTGTCTGAAACGGGCTTAAAAATAGGTTATCCGGGGTATTTTGTTTATCCAGGGTATCTTTAGGGACTGTTTGAGGACTCTCCATATTGAGCTTGTGTGTCTAATACCTCACAAGACAAAACTTCCAAACAGTTCCCTTATAGGGATTTTGAAAGAATGTGCTCATATTTATCTCTTTGATAATCAATAAGTTTTCAGACACACTCCTTATAGGAAAATTCCAGACAGGACAAAACTTCCAAATGCTGCTCTTATAGGAAATTTCCAAGAAATGAACTTAAAATACTGTCCATATAGGGCTTCCTCAAATTAAAGTACATATTTATCCTATTGATTTTCAATACCTTATATACATAAAATTTAAAAACATACTTCTATTAGGGGCATTTAAAGCCTTTGTTGTGAGATAAAACCCTAAAATAGCTATCCTATTGAGAAGATTGACCGGAAATGTGGGGGTGGGCATTTGTTTTCCTACATATAGGTTTTTTCTTTGTTGATTTTTGGATGTGGGTATATACGGAAATTTGGTTTTCTCTCCTATAGGGGAATTTTAGGGGGTTGTCCATACCTATTCTTTTTCGGAAGGGGAGTCGGCTAAAGCCGCCTTTTACCCCCTTCCGAGAGGGAATCGCTGCGCTCAATACATCAAAATGACAATTTGTAAAACTAAGCAAAATAATTCCTATCAAAATGATATGGTAAAAATGAAGATTTTCAAACTCCAAACCCTATAAGGGGGTAGGCAAAATTGAAAAATTGCAAATGTCTGATTTTTAAATAATTGAAAATTTTGGTTGGTTTTAGAATGACGCAAATTCTCATCTTTTCAATTTTTGACTATTTGTAAACTTTTTGTATACGTATTCTTTCAAAATGATACTCGTAAATTGCCAAAATCAGTCCAAAATGTAAGAATATATTATTACAAATCACAGGATTCTTCCTACTTCCGAGTAGTATCTATAGACACATTTGTAACAATAGAATAAGTGTTGTTTCTTTCGATAGAAGCAAATCTCCTATTTTAACAGGTGGTAACATTTTTCCTGCCTATTTGTAAAGGTATATTCTTACATTTTTAAAAAGGTAATTAACATTTGGGTAAAATGATACTGATTTTGGAGTAGGAGGACTTATTGTATATTTTTTAAATGAGTATTAAAAATCGGTTTTTGGTAATTTTTGAAGATAATATATTAAATATCAACCATTTATAAATTTTCATTCTTTGAGTACCCTCTATATGCAAAAAAGTTTGACTTATTGTAATTTTTACATGAAAAATAGGCTTTGTTTGTCATAGTATAGTATTACATTTTCAAGAAAAATGATTTTAACATTTCCAGCAATACTATACTATGGGAAGATCACTGCATCTTGGAATAGTATTCCAAAAACTTGTTTAGGATATGCAACTGCCCTGCCGGAGTTACCATGGGTGTCGATACGGTTATCGTACTTCCGTTTGGTTTCGTTATAACTCTTTTCTTTATTTCAAACATCCCTGCTTCTACCCACCTTTGCATAGGTTGATTGTAGTATTCTCCTTTTGTTCCCAGATAACCTTTCTTTCTTAACCACTTGAATAATCTGTTCTGTCCGATCTCCATTCCGTTTTGACAGATTATCTTTGCAAGCTCCGCAACAAGACAGGATCGTTTGGATTCGGTTACAGCCATTGCGAAGATCACTTTTGGAGTATCTTCTTCAATTCTCTTTTCCATTTCCTTGTTTTCGATAGACAGTTCTTCTACTTTTGTTTCAAGTGCTTTCTTTTCTTTCTGTTCCTCTATCCACTTTTCTGCTCTTTTGATAGGATCTTCTATCTGATAAGAAGGCAAAGATGATCTTTTTATGATTTCTTTCATCTTATTGAAAGCTGCGATATACTCTAATTTAAACTGGATTGCCTTTTCTCCCGTGAACCCCATAACAAGAAGAGTAAATCCCGTTTCTGTCATTGCGTAGAATTTTAATTTCTTAGAACCACCGTTTGATATTTCAACATCTTCTTCCAAAAGCTCAAAATTGAGTTTTCGTTCATTTTCAGGAAGTTTGCTTAAAAGTTCTTCTATATCCCTAATAACATTAGAGTGCCTTTTCCCAAACTTCATTGCTACCAATCTACTATTGGTCAGTGCTTGATTTTCTTTTCTGTAAACTAATTCATTCATAATTTTAAATATTTGATTGTGAGCAAAAGAAAACGGCTTTGCCCTTCCCGTTGCAATCAAATAAAGTAGAATAATCTTACTGTATTGGAAGATACAAAGCCGTTGAAATATAGTTTAAGTATTGGTTATCAGAACAATACTCATTACTACAGTAAGACTACTCATTTTTTATTTGATTGCATCGCAAATATAGCAACAAATCTTTGATCATAAAATGGATTATTTTACTGTATTGTAACTTCATTCTTGTTGGAATTTAAGTATAAACATGGACTATATTACTTTTACTGACACACTCATATTCATACTCCTTTAAGTACAAATAGTTTCTCTGTTGGTTTGTATGTATTCTTTGTAGACATGGCATTTGTAATTTGTTTCTCCCATATACATTCAAAGTCTTCGGGAGCACTATATTCGCTTACAAATACTTTAGCTTTTCTTGAAACTTTCCTTACCCACATCCAAAAACTATCATGATCAAAGTTTTTACTTGTTGAATATTGCTTTGTTCCCTTGTATGGCGGATCACAATAAACTATAGAATTTTCAGGTACATCAATGCTTCTAAAGTCCAAGCATGTAAATTTCACTCCTTGTATTTTAGGGATGGTTTTAATTATATTATTGATATTTTCTTTAATATAATCCCTTCCTTTTACATCGTGCCCTGAATAACCTCCGTCAAAAAATCTTCCATTAAAAGAACCCATAAACCCGACCCATCCTATTAAAGCTAAATATCTCATGTCGCAAATACCTCTTTCCTTCTCTATTTTGTGATAATCTTCTCTTATTTCTTTATAGGAATTTCTTGTTATTTTAAATGGCAGACTGTCAGTTCCATTCTTTTGAAGTTCTATAAACATATTAACCAAATATCTGTTTTTGTCGTTCGCTATCCTTTTATACGATGCAGGTATTTCTTCTACGATAGAACAACTCCCGCAAAAGGCATCTATAAACGTTTCGTTGCCTTTTGATCCTTTTAGCAGGATGGGAATTATTTCGTTCCTTATCCTGCTTTTACTCCCCATATATTTCATTTTTCTGGATTTTCAGCAGTTCCTAAAAGATATTCATTGCCCTCAAAAGGAATGCAATATGCCCAGCATTTGCCTCCTACGGTAACATATATCCTTTCTTCTGGCTCTGTACTGATAATATGAGAAAACCAATCTGCTACCCATTCTTTATTTCTGTCTTGTCTTACAAGAACCTTAGCAAAAGGACAGAAATAGTAAACGAATTTCTTTCTCGTAAGAGAATAATGCTGGTGCTTTTTGTGGTTTTCTTGATTCCAGATATCTATCTCTACTTCTGTAGCAAGATGATCAATAGGAGAGATTCTGCTACCATCTACATTTGTCATGAAAGAGCCATCATCAGATATTATTCCAAATTCATTCAGATGTTCATTGTAGCCTACCATTCCAGCTTCAAAGGGAGATTCTATTGTAGTCGCATAAGGATCAAAACCTTCCCATGTATTCCATATAGTAGGGAACAGTACACATGATCCTTTTTCATATAATCTCCCACATTCGTCCAGTTTTAATGTTAGATTTTTGTCTAAAGGCAAAACTTTCAAAAAGATATTGCCTTCTTTGTCTATTCTGTCCAAAAGGACATCTCCATGCGTGACAGAGTAAAGTTTAGTGTATTGTTTACACTCTTCGAGCAAACCCGCTATGTTTATTAATTTTTCCATGACCTTTATTGTTTGTTTTTATAATTCCATAAGAAAGACACCATACCAACATTTCGTAGGACGATTTAATAAGGCTATCTTCCTGGGAAATACTAAGTATAGATCGAGTATAAAGGTTTTCATAAGAAACACTTACAACATTAGCATTCTTCCTAATCGTCAACATATTATTATCTATAGAATCAGGAAGCATACTTATAATATCTTGCAAAGTGAAAGTGGGAATCACTTCATAAGCAGTAAACCCTACACCCATAAATTCTTTTTGTAGGCTTAAAAACCAATTACCTTTAGAGGAATCGTCTATACGGCTTCCATGTGATCGTCTTGCCCAATATATGCTGGCTTTGCTTGTATCAACACCCAACTCTTTAAGGCGTTGCATCTGATCGATAGATAAAACTTGATTTTTCATAATTCAATCCTCCATAATATCTAACAAGTCGTTTAAATATGCCCATTTTATTATTTCATTGAAACGATACAGAATACATCCCGGACGAGACGATATAAAAATTTGATCTTCTTGAAGAATACCCATAAGTTTTCCTTTCTCATGAACACAAACAATAAGTTCACCAACTTTAGGTTTTACTTTTTTATCGTGCCATACAGAATCTATAAACCAACCAACACCCTCTCTAAAGGCAACCGCAACACTGTTTAGATTTATATTGCTATGGAAATTTCCTTCTATCAATTCTACCTCTCGTTTATATTCAAAAGATACTTTTATTATATCTTCTCTTTTCATATTTATTCCACTAATTCAATTGTAAATTGTCCAAACGGTATATATTCTCTCAATTTAGATATTGTTCCATCCTTCTTTGCTTTCATAAGAATAGGAACAACTTCATTGCTTACAATTTCATATCCAGTTACATAAGCGAACTTCTTTTCTTCTGGAATTGTTTTTGTTTTACTATCACATAAAATTCGGACTGTGTGAGCAGGAATAGTCAAACAAACTTTACTTCCAATAGGGAACTTTTGATTAGATGATATGTATTCTTTCTCTAATCTTATCATCTTTTGTTTTCAATTATCAATCTCGAATTGAATTTCCGCTTTTCGTGTTTTAAAATATGATTTATCCATGATGCTCAGTTATTTTAGTTATTAGTTAAATACAACTTATTCGATATGTATGTTCATCAATCATATCATTACCGATAATATCAGGTAGCTCAAAAAATCTTGTAGCTGGGCAAACATGGGCTTCAATCTCTATGCAAAGACCGTCACCCGGCATATAGGCACAACCTACGC